TTGATGCTGCTGCCGACTACCTGATTATAGGTGACGAAGATCGTTTTGATTTAGCTTACTTTGATATAGATACAGCGGGTAGCCTAGGGGATTTGACTTGGGAATACTGGAATGCTGGCGCAGGTGGTGTTTGGACTACCTTTATTCCCTCTTTAGCTGATTTAGAGGGTAATGATGAAGAGAACGAGTTCGATTTTACCGAAGATGGGGCGGAGTTATTCCTTGATATGCCCGGTTGGGGTACTTCTGTCTATGCTGCTTCAGGAACCGAACCAGATAGTACTTCTAGGTACTATATTAGGGTTTCTCCTGCTTCTGTAGCTACTAGTCCCACAGTAAAAATGGTTCGTAAGCGATCTTATAATGCTTACTGTAGTCCTTCCGAAGTATACGACTTCTTAAACTTAAGGTGGACTACCGGGGCCTTTACTACTGCCACTGTTCCTACGTTAGCTGCTGTGGAGAACATTCTTCACAGAAGGCAAGCGTATATAGATAGAATGACTAGGAAGAGCTGGCGACCTAATATAGCTTATGAATACCATTCTTTTAACTTAGCTGGTGTATCCCTAAAGAAAAAACCAGTTATTGATGTATTAAAAGTAGAAATTTGGAATGGTACATCATGGGAAAATAGAACTCAAGGTAGAAATGAAGAGTGGTTCTTTGTCCCTAACACCAATAAAATTAATTTTTCTAGGCTATTCCTCCTCCCAGCTAGGTTCACAGGATTAAACCGTGGGTATTACGGAGCAGGAATAGGAGAATTCTCTAACGCCGTCCGAATTAAATACCTATTTGGTCGTAACCGTCTTACAGATGAAGCCGAAGGCGACACCATTAAAGATGTAGCTATTAAATTAGCCACTATTGACTTACTTACCCACCACGATTACACCAAAATACTCACTACTGGTGTAAATAGTGTGGATATACAAACTAAAATTATGACGTGGCAAGAAGAGACAACCGATACATTACAATCTCTTAGATCATGGGAGACTTTTTAATGAGTCTGAAGAAAACAGAAGAGCTACAAGAATTTCTAAAAACCCAAGAAAATTGGCTTTCGAAGGACGAGGTGGAGGAAGAGCGAGAACGTCTTCAAAGAGAGGCTGATGAACGGGGTTCTTGGAATGAAAATCCCGAAGAGGATGGGTATTGGATATCCCCAGATCAAAATACGACAGAATTCCTCTTTGATTGGGACAGCGATCCAATCCATAGTACTTGGATTCACCAGCTTCGAAATAATCCTCCGCAGGATGCTAATGACGACGAAATTAGCTAGCTTTAAAACCTTTTTAATACAAAAGGCTAAGAAACCTTGTGGGCCGGGGCAACATCGCCATTGGGGATATGACTATTGTCATCCCATAACTTCTGTACACCATAAGCATAATAAGATGGGTATTAATCCTCATCATGGGATGGAATTCGGGGGAGCTATCCCAACTGGGACTATCCCTCCTAATATAGAAGATCATCACCACCTTGCTAAACCTCATGGAGAAAAAACCGGAGCTACAGGAGGTAATTGTAATCCTGTAGAATATCCTAAAGGTTCTGGTAAAGTTGTACCCGCCCACAGACACACAGGGGCAGATTACTGTCATCCGGTGGTCCAAAAACATGGTGCTTCTGCTGGTGCTGCTCAGGAATGGCATAATACACATCAAGCGGATATAGAGCAAACTTGGAAGCTATTTAACGATCAGCAAGGCCTTGAGGGGGACACGACCCCCGGCACCTTTGATCAGGACGCTATAGATGATGCAGTTCAGGCATTTGAAGACCCTGTAGACGCTGAACCAGAGGTTCCTATAGGGGGCGTAGTTAATGAGATTAACCCACATGGCTTGCAAGTAGGAACTACAATAAGCGGTGGCGAGGGCTATGATAACTGGGAGATGCAAATAACGGATATAACCCCTTCTACAGTAAGTTACATGAATACAGGCTATGTTTATGATCCAAGTAAAGTTTACACGGACGACTTAAGTCACTTCAATGCTTGGGTCACAAACAATTTAGAGAATGCACTATCACCAGTGGACATTCAACATCCCGGCCTTGTGGATGTTCCCGACGTAGACCCTGTTGAGGATTTTGTCTCTGATGACTTCATAAATCCTGAAGACTCCGCACCTACGTTCAAGGATATCCTACCTAACTTACAAGTCGGTAGTACCATTAATTACTACGGCTCCACTTTAGAAATCACAAAGGTTAGCGACTATAGTATTACAGCAGTAGACGAGAATGGGAAGCCATATAGTTTTTACCCACCATCGTTGCAAAACGATTCAAATATATCAGTAGTAGACGCTGACTTAGAACCTACAGGGGACGTAGTTAATGAGATTAACCCGCATGAATTGCAAGTAGGAACTACAATAACAGGAAAAAAGGGCTATGGGACTGTATGGACCGATAGCTACACAATTGAAATAACGGGTTTCTCTCCAACCTCTGGTAAAGTAGATTACTCTTATTTTGACTCCCAATATATGGCCCCCGGAACCAAAGACAATTATTCTGGAATAAACTTAGACGAGGTCAATACTTGGATCACGGAGTTACTAGCGGGAGGAAATAACTCCAGCGGAACAACTGTTCAACATCCCGGCCTTAACGATATTCCCAATCCACAAAGTCCTCCTATCCCTACGGGAAGTATGGATGATCCTTATACTGAGGAGTATCTAAACACGCTTCCAAAAATGGGAGAATCTGTCGGTGATATAGATACCTTAGTCTCATTCCCACCGGGAACTGAGTTTACAACAGCGGAAGGCGAGGTGTATACCCTATTGGAGGTACAGCAAGGTCTAAACGCTGATGGGAATAAAGTAGAAACAAATGTACACTTAAATGTGGGCGAAGCTGGAGATTCGTGGGTTGAGGGAGCGATCCTGACTGACGTTATCCTAGCACAGGACTGGACAGTCTCACAGCTTTCCGCAGGCGTAGCCGAGGCTATGGATAAAGGATTCCAACTAGGCGGTGCAGTAATTCCTGCAATCCTAGATGATTTACCAGTAGGATTAGTCTTTACGTATGGTTCGCCCGAATTCCCAATGGGAACTACGGCTACTATAACACAGAATTTGGGTCTAGGATCGATACCGGGGACCTCTCCGGGCGACGGAATTAAGGTAACCTTTACTATGTCCGATGGAACAATTTATGAAGATGTTCCAATAGATAGTACGATGTTAGCGGCAATCAGTGCGGGGGCTAAAATTGTTGGGTTGCCGTCAGGTATAGCTAGTCAACAGGCCACAGCAAAAGCTCCCGCCTTTAATAAGAATGGGCTTGCTGAGGGAACGAAAATTGCGTATACAAATGACTACGGAGAGAAATTCACAGGAACTATATCCTATGCCCATAAAACACCAAAAAAGGGGGGGTTCAATTACACCATCGACTATGATGATAAAGATGGAGGTTTTGTCAGTCAAAATAAGATTCATTCATCCCTGTTAGAAGACCCTGAATCTGAGAATAATTATGGCTATTTTGTTACGGATGCTGTACATAAAGAAGGTATGGAGCCAGATGTTGATCCTCTAGAGCTACCCCCTCTCGGATCGGAACCCGGAAATTTTGATGACGTATTAGAACAAATAGGGGGTAAATTAGGCTATAACGAAGGGGGAACCTTCAAACATAAACAAACTGGCAAGGAATTTTACATAAAATTCAGTAGTTCGGGTAGTGACGAACAAGTTAAATCTGAAGCTCTAGCTAATAATCTTTATGAATTACTTGGGATAGGTACATTAGGGACTTCCCTCATATCCTTTAAGGGTAAAACTGCTTTAAAATCTGATTGGAATTCTAATCTTGAAACCATTCCAATAGACCAAATGTCGCAAGAAGCTGGAATTATGGATTCTTTCGTGGCAGATGCTTGGTTAGCTAACTGGGATGTAATTGGCCCTAATAACGATAATACCCAAAAATCTGGAAATAAAATTATAAAAATTGATAGTGGAGGAGCTTTAAAATTCGGCGGGGCGGGAGGAGCTAAACCATTTACTGCCACAGTAAACGAATTAGAAACTCTGCGTGACCCTAATAAAGCTAAAGTAGCTTATCAAGTCTTTCAGGATATAACTACTGAAAACTTAGTAACAGGGGCTCAAAAATTAGCTAAAGTTACGGATGCTCATATTGATGCTATTGTAGATAATTCTCAAATTCCCAACAAAGAAAATATGAAGGAAGTCCTAAAAGCTAGACGAGATGCAATAGTAGGACAACTATTAAATGAGTCTCATACTGCGGCTTCAGAAGGCTTATCACATCCGGGTCAGCATAAACATGAGGGAGGTAAAGGGTGGCATGCTACAGGGCTAGAACACAGTGGTACAAAAGGAAATGAGGCACATGAAAAGTTAGGTTTGCCTTTCACTGCGCCAAAGAAATATATAGGGTCTACCCTAGAACCGGGACAGGATTTTTTCACAACGGTAGCCAACTCTACCACTATTCCTGCTCAGTATAAAACTCTAATTAATAAAGCTTTAACCGTTAATTTTAATGCATCGTCTGCTTCGGGCAGGAGACAGAAGATTGCAAACTTCTTAGCTGAGAATAATATTGCGGATACGTTCTCGGGTAATTTCAACAGTTGGCAATCAGGAGGTTATTATACTGGTAACATACGAGTTGCGGCGGCTTTATTTGAATTAAAGGGGGAAGCTGCTGCCGTCAGAGAAAGTCAAGCAAACCACTGGGGGTGGACTATGGGACAAGCTCATATTTTCGAGGAATCTTGGAATTCGGGGACGGCTGACGCTTTGTCTCTAGTCCCATATCTAGTTGCATCTCAACAGTATGTGAAGTTGCAACACCCGGATACACAGTTCACTGTGCATAGAGGTCTATCGAATAGTGGAAACAATAAAGTAGGTTCCCTAGTACACGATGCTCTGAAAAAAATACCAGCTAATAAGAAGAAGACTTGGGTTGGACAATTTCCGGGAGGCCCTCCTGCCGTGGCTGCTGGATGGTCTGAAAATTTATCTACGTCCAAAGGCTTCGCTCCCGCAGGTAGCCATGGGATAATCTTCAAGAAAGCCTTAAAAGCAGAAGATGTATTACTACATTTTAAGGCTTTCTCGTCTAAATTCGGCGGCGAGGACGAAGTTATTATAGACCCGAACTCAGCTCGTAAATTTAGCTATGATGAAATCTTATTAGGCGGAATTGATTATTAGGAGTATAAAATGGCAGCTATAGTTCCACAAGATGATGTAAAAGCATTACTAGATGCACGATGGAATGCTAGTAATGTAACAGAACCTGCGTTAAGGGTGATCAATCATAATGACACCCAACTTCGACACGATTTGGAAAATAGTGGAGATTTATTAACAGTACGAGCAGATTCTCCCTTTTTTAGAGAAACACCTGTAGGAAACCATAAATATGGTCATCGAGTTTGGAACTTAGTTCTAGAAATTTGGACGAGTAATAAATCTGACGGTAGGGATCGTATATATGACATATCTGAAGAGGTGCGACGTATTTTACATAATCGTCGGCACGAAATGACAAACTTCCAAAGAATACTATATACGGGAATGGATGAGATAGGGATTGAGGAAAATGAACAGGTTTGGGGGGCTCAAATCAGTATTGAACTAGAAAACAGGGCAGTCCTATTAGAGACTTAATAAGTATAATAACAATAGGGTTATCGCCCACGAACTTATAGGAGATTAATAAATTGGCAGTATATCGTAATGATCAGGTAGACTTTTCTTTTAGCTCGGAAGCAGCTTTAGGTGGCTATTTTGCGCCCTTGGAAGCGACTAAAGAAGCCTCTAGTGGGTTTGAGGGAGCTTTGACTGCTGCCGTATTACCCGGTTCTAGAACGGTAGCCCTAGATACTAGTGGTAATGTGAATACTTTAGCCATTGGAAGTTATGTAGTAATCGGTAACGATGCCGCTACTAACGCTGGGTCTGATGACGCAACTCTAAATAGCGAAATTAGAAAAATTGTATCTTTTACCCCTACATCAGGAACTACGACTACCCTTACCCTAAATGCTCCTTTAGGATATCCTCATCTAGACAACTGTAAAGTTTTTGAACTTGATCTAAACTCTGGTGAAATACAAGGGTTAGGAATTTCAGAAGATGCCGAAGGTGATGTAACTATGGATCATACCCGGTTTACCCCCGGTGTATGGGAGTCTATTGAAGTCCCAGACCCCGCAATGGAAATTGAGGGTAGGTACTTCCTAGGAACAACGTCCAAACGAAACTTCTATGCTGCTTATAAAGGGCAACAGAGCTTCTCTGGAACCCTCTCTAACTTTGAACTTTTAAATGGTTACCCATTAAAATATCCTATTGGTAAGGTGGCTACTAAAGGAACAGATTCCGGGGCGGGGGGTGGTGTAGTACAAACTACTGCTATTAAGCCGGGAGATTACTATTTTCTAATTAGTGCTGATTCCGGTTATGATGATGGTAACTATATTCAGGTAGGAGCTAGTGATAGTGGGCTTGAAGAAGTTAGAAAAATTATACAAATTGACTCTGACACTGAAGACACTGATAAAGACAGAATTTGGGTAGATTATCCATTTCTTATAGCACATGCGGCAGGAGCGGGTGGGGGTACATGCAATGAGGTCACTAGTCCGTATACTCATGTAATCACGGAAACTGTAGACCTATCCCCTATAACTTGGCTAGTAAAGAACACAGATTCTTCGGAAACTGCTGCTAATGCTTGGTTACGTCGATACTTTGGTGGAAAGATTGGGCAAGCTACCATAACTGCTGAAGAGGGTGGAACCCTTAGGATGAGTTGGGAATCTGCTCCGTTTTTAGATATGAACCATAACCAGTATATATCGGGCTCTACAGAAGTTAATAAGTATGACGCATCCATAAAAGCGTCAACGGTTGAATACCCTACTACTGAACCATATTACTTCTCTCAGGGGTCTGTAACTATGTTTGGGGTAGAGTTTGCTAGGATTACCAACTTTACTATCAATATTAACAACAACCTTGAGCCACGATACTTTATTAGGGATGATGGGTCAGAACGTACTCCATCCAATATATATGAAGGTCGGCGTGAATACAGTATGACGGCTACTGTGGTTCTTCCCGATTCTCTAGCTTCAACTTCAACTACGGCGACCATGTTTAAGCAGCTATTGGCAGAGGGGAGTAACACAGGATTTGATATAGATATAGCCTTTACTCGTACCGCTTCTACAGACACTCTGACTATAAATATTCCCGGTGACACTCAGGAAACCGATGATGTCTCAGGATCGGGTGGAAATAACCAAGGAGCGTTTATAAGGTCAGCTAACACAAGCGTATCAACAGACAACCCGGCTTCGGCTGAAGTAGATATTCTATTCAGGAATATGAAAATAACTATAGTGGATTCGGAACCAGTATATCCGTAAGTAAAAAGGCTTAGTTAAAGGGAGAGAAGAATTATGAGTTACGAAAAGTACATGTTGACTAGAGAGGCAGAGAACACTATTTTGGATTTGCCTTATGAAGAGGGCGAAGAGAAAATTCAACTTACTGTTCGACCGCTATCGTGGTCGAAAAAGAATTCAGTTGTATCTCAATGTACTAACTATACAAGTGGTGGAGAAGTAAAGTTTGATGGTCAGAAATATATCAATGAGGTTTTAAAGTACATCATTACTGACGCTCCATGGGGCAAAACTGATGATATGTTCTTAGCTAAAGTCAACCTTACGTTAGGTGCAGCCTTAGAACAAATCGTGCCTTCAGCTACGGACTCTGACGTAGTAGAAGCAAGTGAAAATTTAGTATAAAGGTACTCTCTTTCTTTAAAGGGAGTACAACTGCTCTTAGTATGGATGAGATAAGGCATGTTAGCCATTGGGGTTTGGTGATGAGATTATTACATGCCGACATCCCATATGAAGTAATTCAAGAACTTCATGAAGGGGAAATAGCCGTTATTTTAGCCATACTTCGTGCTAAAGATAGGAAGGCTGAGGAGGACGCACAGGCGAATGCCAACCGACGTTAGTGGAACTATAAATATAATTGCCGAAGTAGTCGGTAATGCTAACTCGCCCGTTGCTGGTACAGGTAGTGCCATACCCTCAGCCGCTGAAGAGGGAAGGAAGAAGAACCAAAAAAATATTGCAAGTATTTTTACCTCAATGAAGGGTATAATGGCAATCATGGGTATTGGAGGAATATTAGCCCATTCTAAAGTCATTTCTAGCAGTCTGGGCTCAATTCTAAGAATATTTGGAACTTTAATAGATATTTTCCTTGCCCCTATCGCCCCTCTTCTTGTTAGAGGAATGGTTATATTTGGTAATATTGTGCGTTGGTTAGCCTTATTTCTTGACAGCCCTATAGAAGCACTAAAATCTATTTGGACGGGATTATTATCGTGGTTCAAAACCACATGGGAGGAAAAAGGAGGCCTATTTGGGGTTATTAAAGAAGCCGCCCTCAATGTTACAGGGATGGCTTTAGTCTCAGCTTTACTTAGCTCTGTTCTATTTGGCCCTGTCAGAACCGCAAAGGGTCTAGCGTGGCTTCTAGGTAAAGGTGCTTGGCTAACGAAATCAGCGATAACGACAGCGATAGGATGGGCAAAGTTTACTCTTACCCATACTCCCCCTACAACTATAAAAGCCGTAGCTGCGGGTCTGAAAAATGTAATACTAAACGCAGCAGGCCTATTGGGTAAAGTATTTGGTCGCACCGCAATATTTCTAAAGACAAGTGTCATGAAGGCTTTTGGGCTTCTTGCGGCAACTCCAGTGGGGAAATTCGCATGGAAAGCCATATTAGGTGGTGCCAAAGTATTGGGAGTTACTACAGTCTTAACTTGGCTAGGTAGCTTAGGAATATTTGCTTCTATGGGGGCAGCAGCGATGGCTGCGCTCCCGTATATTTTAATTGGTCTATTGATCGTAGGTGCCGCTGTATCAGCGTGGTATATAATAGACTGGTTATCCAAAAGATATCTCGGCTTCAGCACAGCGGAGGCATTCGTGAATGCTTTACGATCTGGTAGGGATCAGTTGGTGGGAGGCATAAACCGGATGATGGACCCAATGGCAACTGCTGGGGCAAATTCCGAAGGCGACCCGGTACTGGAATTTTTCAAGGGAGGGGTGCAAACCACCAAAGGCTTTTGGGACTTCACTCCCTCAGGCCTCCTTCGTAACTGGATAGAGGAATCCTTTGCTTTATGGCAACAGGACAAAGTAGAAATACCCGGACCGGGATAGAGATAAGGATATAAAATAATGTCACTAGGCTGTACAATTTCATTCGGAAGTGGGCCATCGACCTACGCTTTACAAGTAGAAGAATTCACCGTTAATATTCGACGGTCGCCTCTACACGCCCCTATGCCGGGTGCAGACCCCCTGCAAATTGATATGGGTTATTACGACCCTAGCGTTACCATTAGGGGAGTTCTTCCTACAGTACCAGACACAAGTGTTTCACCAAATGTCTGCGATAAAAACCAATTAGAAGATGTAGTAACTGATGAATTTGACAATTCTATTACATTAAGTATCCCCGCTGGAGCTGGGGATACTTCGGCTACCAATTACGTAGGACAGGTAGGCAGTTTTAATTGCGCTTTAAGGTCCACAAAAGACTCAATATATTGGACATACACCCTCACGCTATTAGCTAAAAGTAGGACTTAAAATGGCAGCATCAGGAGTTATTTCTATAACGGCCCAAATCATGGAAAGTGCGGAGATAGAAGGTTCTGCCGCAAGTTCTTCTTCTGGCCCCTCCAAGACCTTTATGCAAAAATTACAGGCAAATTTAAAGGGCCTTGCAACGGGTTGGAAAAAGATGGCTAAAGTAGGAGGTACGGGACTATTCTACCTTGCGTTAGTACAGTCTAAACTAGCAAGTGGTGTGGTCAAAGGTATGCTCCGAATAGTGGGAACTATTGTCGATCTACTTCTAGATAACTTTGGTATTGTACGGCTGCTTGGTTGGGCGATTCCTAAAATGTCCTCAGCGGTTCAAAAAATAGGGGACTTTCTACAGGGCATAGGTCCAGCGTTTAAAGCAATCTGGGGAAAGGTATGGGATTGGATAGCTAGTTTAGCGTCTTCTGCTGGGGATACCCTGCTAAATATTTTTAAAAAGACACAACCTGAGTCTGTCTCTTCAGAGGATGTAGAAAAACTAGTCCAAGAGAGAATCTTACAGCTTGAAGGGGATGAGACTATAGTTACAGAGGTGGAGAAACAGGCTTTCTTAGACGGTACAGGGGACACTACACTTATCGACGAACCAGTCTTCACACAGGAAGAGGTGGAAGAATACGCAGAGCATTATAGAGGTCAAATGCAAACGGAGATGGACACTGTAAGACACAACGCTGAAATGGCTACGCCAGATAATATCGACGAACCGCAATGGTATCATGAGGGCGGTGGGGACCTTCCGGGTGGTCAGGTAACTTCGGCCCACGTAGATGCTGCTTTAGAGTCTGGGGAAATTGTCTTGATAGATGAGTCGCTAACTGAGGGTGAGGATAACCTCTTCGACAAAGTTGAAGATACTGTCCAATCATGGTTTACCGACCTTGGAGAGTTCAAATGGGAGGAGCTTATAGGCTTTTTCTCTTTCGATGCAAGTAGTCTAAATCCAAAACGCTTAATGGATGCTCTATTCTTGGGAACCTCTGGTCAGGCTACTCCTAAACAGACTATGGACGCAATATTGGAGAGGTCGGTGGCGGATGACTTCGATCCGGTGGACTCTAGAACAAATCCTAGCCCCGTATATATACCATCTGAAGCAGTACATGGGCGGGATCAATCTCCTCAAGATCATGCCCATGCCTATATGGATCAGTTTAATCATACAGCCCAACAGACATTCAATATGAGGGACTGAGGGATTAATTATCATAGCTAAGTATGTAAGGAATAAGAGGATAATATATGCCATCTAAATTAAAATATGGCGTGAGTTTTGGCTCTACAGAAACGAGTTTAATTTCTTTTACCATAGCAGATACCCTATATTTACCTAAAACTTTAACAGCCGTTATTTCCAATCAAGGGGGAGCCCTTGATACAAGATATTCTCCTTTCGATGAAATTGAAATAGTGGAAGATACTACCAATTTAATTTTGTTTCGGGGCAGAATCAAAGACATAAGCAAGCCTATACACCCCCGATATGGTGGGGTTATAGAACTTACGGCTTTTGATAACCTAATAGAATTAGCTTCAAGAACTCTGCGAGATGGAACATATGAAGAAAATGGTCGTGATGAGTTAATTAGAACTCTTATAGATTCACATACTAATCTAGGTGATGCTTTTATAGATACGGCTAATCATCTTGGATCAAAATTACTTACCTCTGCTGACACTGACCCCAAACAACTCATAGCAGCAGGCAGTTCACAGAGTGTGCTAAAGGCTATTACAGATGAAGCACAAAGTGATCCGTGGACCACATTACCCACTAATACCAATAGAGGGTTTGCTTTTTATTTAGATGAGACATTAGATTTTAATTATCATAAATTAGGAACTGTCCCCGTTGACCCAGATAGCGGTACCATGGGTCAAAGTGGATTAACCGTAGAATATAACTTAGCTACACCAGTGATGAATGGGTCATCCCCAAGTAAAATGCAAATGATGGCGGGTTCCTCTTTTAATGAACCCGGTGGGCAAGTAGTTACACAATGTTTTGTTACCTTCCAAAGCGAGGGCGGTAAAAGTAAATCTATAGCAGTCCAAAGATTCGAATTTCAGTTGGATGGTTCTAATACACATACTAATGCTCCTTTTAATGTTGGTCAACTTATTGCAGGAGGCACTAGTGGATCAAGTGCAATCGTTCAACATGTTGAACAAGGGGCTATATTAGTTTCTCATGTAGATGAGGAACTTGCAACAGCAAATATACCTATTTTTCAAGGTGGGGAAACTATAACTCAGCAGAATTCTAGGGATACAACAGGAGCCGATGGCACGAATAATTTCTTTGAAAACTATACGAGTCTTGCGGGAGATGTCACACGTAGTGGGTATCCCTCTGCTGTTCTTACTTCTACACATACACCGTCATACACCACAGGAATGCACATAGAAAGAAATGTAGCTGGACATCAATATAGGACTACTGCTACTTCTGACGGAAAAACAAAGGCCATGGAAGCTGCCGCAACAATATTGAGAAAAGGCTTTTCGGTAACAGGTCAACTGACTGGAACTTTTTCAGTTATAGGATTTCCAGAATATAGGATTAGTGACACTTACTATCCCGTTAGGGCTGGACAGCAAATAGGGGTTACGAATACTGTTACGGCAAACGTAAATAATGAAGATATGACGGTGCGTTCTATAGCACACAGCCAAGCCCCCGGTCGAATAGATTCGGCCATACAAGTTGTTAGTATAACAGAGGGATCGGAAGTTGGGCGGTCTACTATTAATACTGTAAATACTAAGGCTAATGACGGTAACACTCATGATACCTCTGCAATAGGTGATGTCCCAATATCTCTTTTGGGGGACGACTTTTCCTTGAATTGTAATTTCGTCCGAGATAGTAGAACTCAACTAAGTTGGACCGCAGGAGAAGTCACATATGCCAATGGTAGTCCACAAGCGATAGTCGCTGGTGCTTCTAATGATGCCAATCAGTTAAATGCTCAAATGGCAACAGATGGAACTCAATATTTCATTATGGCACATAATGAAAATCTTGGAGCGGACGGACGGTTACATATAGAAGCAGGCATCCCAATTTGGACGGCGGCGAATGCGAGTGCATCAACCACCGTTGCTGCGGTAGTGACGGAAGATGCTAATACTGTTACTGTGGCTAGTGCTACTGGATTTTCCGTTAGTGATTATATTAAGATAAATAATGAATATATGCAGATTACTGCTATTAATAGCAACACTTTCACTGTTACTAGGGGAACTTTACGGGTTGAGGGAGCTACTGGTAGCGATTCTTATTCACGAAAGCCTCACATCGCTGGTGCTTCCGCCGCAACGGTTCGGGAGCAAACTTTTACGAACCCCAACAATAACTTTGACTTACCCGTAAGTTCGTCGAAATTAAATAGAAAACTTATTGGGATAGTAAAAGCTGGGGCAACCCTGCAACAATATTGTTCGGTAGTCTTTAGCTGTGCTGGTCCGTCACTAACAGGAGCTGGAAACGCTCTAACTACCTCTGTATCAGCTTTGAGTACTGATTTAGGAACCGTAGATGCAGGACAACATCTAACGCTCGATACTGCTACCCCCTCTGGCTCAGTTCCTATTGCAAATCCACACGGAATGTTTAGATATTCACTAGATGGCAATGCAGATGCAAACCCTACACTAGCGTTCCTTAGCGGTCAAACTAATGCTACTCCCAACCTAGAAAATGCGGGATCATCCTTTTGGAGTATGTTGTCTGAAAGCGATGGTGGTACTGGCAGTAGGCTTATCTTTGAGCCTATAGTTGATTACGGATCATCTGATGCCACTAAGAATAGGGCATATATTGGATTCCATAATCCATTATTTGAGATAAAAAGTACTACATTCACAGGCGACCTCACAGGTGATGTAACAGGCACGGCGACACTTGCAACTAGCGTTACCGTAACCGCAAACAACCTCACCAATGAAACCACCTACCCGGTCTTTGTTGACGGTGCAGGAACCAGTACTCAGGGGCTAGAGACAGATACGGGACTAACATACAATCCTAGTACCGGACTCCTTTCGCTTGTAACTCTTTCAGCAACTGATAGTATAGCTCTTCCTACGCCGGTAGCGAATACTTCGGTGCCAACTGGTCAATACGGCCTTATTCAGTTTGCTGAAGATGGTGGGCATCATGTGGATGCCTCAGGCGGTACTTCACTAGGCTTCCTCGCTGGTCAAACCGATGCTACACCCGAAAGAGATAATGTTAATTCATCATTTTGGACTATGATAAGTGAAAGCGATGGTGGTACTGGTAGCAGGATTATACTTGAGCCTATAGTTCCTTACGGATCATCTGATACCACTAAGAATAGGGCTTGGCTTGGTTACCATAATTATATCTATGGCAGTGTCATATACTATATGTATGGGGGTAATGGGTCTAGCACCTACCCGTCGTTTACCTTTAGTGGCGATATTGATACTGGTATGTATCGCTACGGTCTTAATCAGCTTGGTTTTGCTGCGGGTGGAAATGACGTTCTGGTAATTCAAGATGGCTATGTATGGCCTAGTGCTACTACTGACACCGTAGAACTTGGAACCATGTCTCGTAAATGGGAAAAGATATGGACTGTAGATATTGATTCCGAAAATTCCGTAAACGTATCCTCTGACTCAAGGTTGAAGGAAAATATACAACCTGCTAAATTAGGTTTAGATTTCATCAACGATCTAAATCCTGTTACCTATAAGAGGAAGAAGAAAAGAGAGGGTAAGATAGACGCAACCCATCATGGAATAATTGCTCAAGAAGTTGTAGAAACTCTTAAAGACTATGAAATAACTTCTTTGGAAGATTTCGGGGGAATTAACTATACTGATGAGACTTATTCGGCAGCTTACACTGAATTTATCCCCATACTAATGAAAGCAATACAAGAATTATCAGCAGAAGTTAAGGACTTAAAGGAGAAAATATAATGCCAGATATAACAGTATCATTTACAGATGCACAGTGGACTAGGGTTGTTGCTGCTTCATCCAATATAAAGGCTCCAAATGAAACTGGTGCCGTAGATGCAACTTACCTAGCCGATATGTGGTTAAAGGAAATATCACATCAGGTAAAACAGTACGAAGAAAGTCGTGTAACCGCAGACGAGTTCTAATGAAACTCCATAAGTGGCGGCGTAGGCAAGTCAGTAGGCTGAAGAGGAAGGACCCCTCTAGGACGGCTACAAGCATCGCACAAGAGCTAGAGATGTCTATTAGTAGAGTTACTGAGATATTGAAGCAGGAGGGGCTGTACGAGTCTCCTTGGACTTCTTTTACCTGTAACTACTGTGGAGAGGAAACTGATATCCTGAAATCTGCTCTTAGGCAGAAAAGAATTCGAGGTAACCAAAAATTCTATTGCAGCCGGGAACATTACGACCGGGACAGAAATGCTTACCCTTACTATAGTAAGGGTATCAATATAGTATAATAAGTAACCCCTAAAAATTGAGCTTAGATTTTTCAGAAACTGCTGTATAATACAAGTATATTTGGTCAGGAAAACATATATAACTTGACAATTCCCCCTAAACTATGCTATACTCCCTCAAAGTCGAATTTCAGGTTGAGGAGAAACTATTGAATATACACACAGTAACCTTCAGTGGAGCAGGCAATGGAACAGATATACAGCAAATGTCTGAGCTACACCACGCCCATCCATATATTGAGTGGGGTATACAAACACCACATTATGGAGGCGGCTTATTTCCTGATGTTGGTTGGGTTAAGGAATTAACCTCAACGGGAATTGCCCTATCTGCCCATATGTGTTATGTTAGAGATTTACTCGAAGAAGCCAGTACTGAGGAAGTTTTATCCATCGTAGGATGGGATGCCTTTGATAGGATTCAAATAAACACTCATGGGTCGCCTCATTACACTCGATACGAAACCTATTCCCTACTCCAAAGCGATTTGTTTAAGGGCAAAGAAATTATTTTTCAGGTAGACGATGTACCTACTAACCTTAGTACATTTTCAATCGCCACTGAAATGGGTATCAACGCTTCGGGGTTATTTGATACCTCTCATGGGAGCGGAACCCTACCTAACACTTGGCCAAACGTAGAGAATTATCCTAAAGGCAAGTTTGGATACTCCGGTGGTTTGGGGCCTGACAACATGAGTGAGGCTCTTCCTGCGATTGCAGAAGCGGCGGGAGATAGAGATATCTGGATTGATATGGAAGGAAAGATACGTACACACGGTAATATAGATTTAGATAAGATTAGACGAGTGATAGATTCCGTTGAAAATTCTGGATTCTTAAAGGAGATAAATTAGTGTGGATACACCTACCGAACTCAAATACATCAGCCTCTACTCAGGAGGAGGCGGACTCGACGTTGCCTTCAAACTCGCAAATCCAAGTGCTAGAGCAATCTGTTACGTGGAGAGGGAAGCATCGAGCATTGCGCTCTTGGTTGACCACATGCAAACGGGACAATTGGATGATGCGCCTGTCTTTACAGATTCCGGAACCTTCGACGGTAAACCTTGGCGTGGAAAAGTGGATTTCATCATTGGAGGATTCCCTTGTCAGCCCGCCTCCGTTGCGGGAAGACGATCAGGACAAGACGACGAGCGATGGCTTTTCCCTCACATTAGGAGAATCGTGTCAGAAGCGCAGCCACAGGGGTTGTTCTTGGAGAATGTGCGTGGACTCCTATCTGTTAATGATGGCGACGGATTCCAAGAAATTCTCAGGGACTTGGCCGACCTCAGGTACAATGTTGAATGGGGTGTTTACAAAGCAGCCGACGTTGGAGCCACTCACAGACGAGAACGAACCTTTATCTATGCCCAAAAAGCCGATAGGGGAGAGGTGGTCTACCCCTACAGCAAGGGATGTGAAGGGTACGAACGCCAAGCCCAAATTTTTGGGACAGCTTCCGAATCAGGTAGCGCACAAATTCGTTCCCAGTTGGAAGGAGTCGTACAGTCCGAACATGACTTGGCCGACCCCCGATACGATGCCCGAAGCACCGAATCAGAACGCCAACGTGACAAATCGTCCGAAGTCCTTACTAGCGGCAGCACAGTTGGCTCAAGAAGTGGGGAACAATTGGGCTTCTCCGACGGTTTCCAACGCCAACGACAAGTTCAAGAATCGTCCGACCGACCCTTCTCGTCTAATGGGTCAGGTGGTAATGTGGTCAACTTGGCCGACACCCACGACTCAGGAGACTCCACACTTCGATATGGACTTAACGGAAACAGGTCGAAGGAAGACGAAGGATGGGAAGAAAAGCCACAGTGTGAATCTACAGGATACAGCGATGAATTGGGCAACTCCCATGGCATCAGACGACGGATCGAAGGCAACAGTGAACTCGCATCAGAGGGGATTGATTGGGGACGCAGACCGTTTTCATGGCCACCCCGTCCAACAAGCTCTGAGTGGGGGGACATCATCCGTGAAAGACCCGACCTTGCCCCGGCTAAACCCCAAATTCGTGGAATGGTTGATGGGTTGGCCGGAGGATTGGGTAGAACTGACAAACTTCGCATTCTTGGAAACGGAGTAGTCCCACAACAAGCGGCGGTAGCATTTTTACTGCTACAAGAAAGAATGGCTAATGGTTCTAACTAGAAATATTATACCCATAACTGAACTGGAGCAATCCGCCTTCTGTCAGACGGAGGGAAACCTGCGTACTAAAACTCTTGAAGAGGAGTTTAAGGCAGGGGTTCGTTGGCAGAAAATTCCTACTAGGTATATGAAGCTTTCACCTGAGGAACTTACAACGGGCATTGAATTTGCTCGTAACGTACTCGGTACTAAGGCTGTGTTACTAGGACACCACTATCAACGTGATGATGTAATTAAGTTTGCTGACTTTATAGGAGACTCGTATCAGTTATCCAAGAAAGCCTCAGAAATCTCTGACGCTAAATGGATTATCTTTTGCGGTGTTCACTTTATGGCAGAAACTGCGGACATCCTAACGTCGTCAGATCAGAACGTAATTCTGCCTAATATGGCAGCGGGATGTTCTATGGCAGATATGGCAGATATTGATGATCTAGAACTTAGTTGGATAGCGTTAAACTACGCTTTAGGTTCGACGGATGGGATAATACCCATTACCTATATGAACTCCACGGCTGCTATTAAGGCTCACTGTGGGGTTAATGGTGGTTTGGTCTGCACCTCATCAAATGCCGATAAAGCATTTGATTGGGCGTTAGAGCGTGGGCAGAAGATTATGTTTCTCCCTGATCAGCATCTTGGAAGGAATACAGCCCTTGCCAAGGGAATCCCAGAGGACAAATTAGTGGTGTGGAATCCCCATGCTACTATGGGAGGCCTGACTCAGGAACAGATTGAGAACGCTACGGTGTTCCTGTGGAAGGGGCATTGTTCAGTACACACTAGGTTTACTACTAAGCACATTCAGGATGCTAGGGATAGGAACCCTGATACTAAGATAGTAGTTCACCCCGAATGCACTAGAGAGGTAGTGGACGCTGCTGACATGTCGGGTTCTACGGAGTTCATATTACAAACAGTTACTAACGCTCCATCAGGAACTTCGTGGGGAATTGGTACTGAAATCAATATGGTAAATAGACTAGCAAAAGATAACCCTGATAAGGAGATATTCTGCCTTGACCCGATTGTATGCCCCTGTGCTACTATGTATAGGATACATCCAGCTTATATATTATGGGTACTGGAAGGAATTCTAGCCGGGGTTGCCATTAACCGTATTGAAGTATCTTCTAGTGAGAAGGACACTTCGTTGGTAGCTTTGAACAGAATGCTTCAATTAGGAACCTAATTTTAGATAAAATAGTGTATAATATAGTATACGTTGCGGGGTAGAGAAGTGGTCATCTCGTCTGGCTCATTACTAGAAGGTCGTAGGTTCGATTCCTGCCCCCGCTACCAACTATAAAAGAAGGAGAAAAGTATGTCAGAAAAGATGGTAGCTTACGACAGTAAGTACTTAATCGTAGAGGACGACACCACCATTACAGCAGGTGGAATCCATGTCCCCGGTGAACTTATGCAGTTTCATGGGTTTGGCGTAGTTTCCAGTGTAGGAGAGGGACGAGTTTCAGAAGAAGGAAAGACCATAAAGCCTAGGTTAAAGGTTGGCGATAGAGTAGTTTTTATCAAACATTCGCAGATGATTATAGATCATGAGGATGTAAAGTACTTTGTTCTAACTGATGCAGAAGTAGTGGCTAGGCTGTATACAGAGTAGAGGAGATATATTATGGTAAATCTAATGGGAACGCTAAGTACAACTTCCTTTGGGAGAAATTTTATGCGTAGTTTCTACGGCTTGAATGAATATCCTATGGATATTATTGATAGAGAAGAGGAATTCTTGATTCGGGTGGCTATTCCCGGTGCTACTAATGTAGCCGTATCGGTTGAAGATACCTCCTTGTTGATAGATGTCGATAGGGATACCAGTGAAGAGCCTGAAAAAGGCCAGTTTAATATCCAAGGTATTACAGATTATGAGTTTTCAAAAACCCTATCGCTAAGTAATACTAATATTGATGTAGAACAGATTACATCAAAATATTCTAGAGGAATTTTAGAAATTATCCTTCCTAAGACTGAAGAGGCTAAACCTAAAATTATTCCTGTGGATGTATCTATGGAGTAATGTAATGGGCAAAGTAAGACCACAAATTTTTCTAGCTATTTTAGTGTTGGGCATCCTAGCCTATTTTGGTGCCAGTAACGACTTTCCAGAAATTGCTACTGGCACCATCGGGGGCATCATAGCCCTTGGCATGAAAGTCCTAGAAAACGAGTAAATATGGGGTTGACATAGCTCTCGATATGGTGTATAATTGTATCGGGAGTGTTTGGTTTCGACTAGGTATTTAGCAGACATTCAGAGCAACAAGCTTAACTACTACAATGCCTACAGCAAATACGGTAGGAATGTTCAAGTAAGTATGTAGGACAGGGGTTCGATTCCCCTCACTTCCACCAAATATTTGGAGTGCGTGACCGCCACGTAGACGGCCCTCCACGGACACCGATCAGAGATAATAAAATGGGTTTATAAGTAAAGGAACAGGTATGACGACAGAGTATAGCGAGGAAGAACTACTAGAGCAGTGGGAACCCAAAGTCCACTCTATGCTTCGTAGTGTTTCCATTATAGGTTTAGACTCTGAAGATATCGCTCAAGAATTGCGGATAGCGATACTGAAATCCGCTAGGGGATATAATCCAGAGAATACTGTAGCTAAGTTCCATACTTACTTACATGTATCTATGTTGAATGTTATCCGAAGCCTTATAGCTAAGGCGCAGAAGCGGGTGTCTACGGTTTCGTTAGATCAGCATACGGACGGGTATACGGGCGAGCGGGCTCTCACCCGGTCCAATTCTCAATCTGTATCCTCTAAACTATTAGCAGCTTTAGAGGATACTTCTCAAGCGTTCGCCTTTGAAGAGGTTGACGTACTTTCGATAATTGAGAACTCTAATCTAACTCCTCAAGAGTTAGATTTTCTAGAGTTAAGGACGCAGAAATTTAAGCTAAGGGAAATTACAGACTGTTTAGGGGTTAACTCTGTTAGACTTAGAGAGAGCATTAAAAAGAAGCTAGAGGTGGGATTAGAGAATGGTTAATATATATGAGTTAGCAGACCAGTACAAGCAGCTTATAGAGTTTGCCGAAGAAGAAGATATTGATATTTCTGATATCCTTCTAGGCATAGCAGAAACCCTTGATCAACGTATGGAGAATTTAGTTCTATCCGTTAGAACTTTAGAGGCCCAAGCAACTTCCTTAGAGACTGAGATAGAGAGGCTTAAGAATAAGAAAGCCGCTGTCACTAATCACGTTGACCGGGTAAAGAAGTATGCTAGGGAACTCCTAGAGGCCTCTGGACGAACTAAGGGCGGTGGAACATTAGGCTCGATGGCCTTACAGAATAGTCCTTTGAGTTTAGTCGTGGATAACGAAAACAGCATTCCCGATGTATACATGAGGGCTAGTCTAACCGTTCAGCTAGACGAGTTACCTGAGGAACTTTCTAGCCACCCCAGTTTGAAAGTAACTGTGGATAAAAAAGCTATTATAGAATTAGCTCGAAATGATAATTTCGCAGTTGATGGAACACACGTAGAGAGGAACCAGCACCTTAGGCTGCGATGATCGAAATTACGTACAAAGCTCCCTTTTTTATTTTAACTTTCCCCTACAACAGTGGGGACTTGAAACTCGTCCAAAATTTACCTGTTCGTCACTGGGTTAAACCAGCTCAAGAGTGGAGAGTTCCCAGACTAGCTAGTAAATCTTTAGAGCAACTAGAGAATGCTACATGGACAGAGAAAGCTAAAATAGCCAAACAGACAGTCGAAAACACTATTTTAAAATTAGTGGATTTGAAATTTCAAGAGGGAGAATCTGATGGATTGCTCCGCCCCTACCAAACTGTAGGGGTGGAGTTTTTGACGTTCGCTAAGAAGGGGCTCTTGGCTGATGATATGGGCTTAGGAAAATCCATACAGGCCATTAAAGCTGCTATAGATGTTCAAGCTAAGAAAGTTTTAGTGTTGTGTCCCGCCTCCTTGAAATGGAAATGGGCAGACGAGTTCAAGAAGCACTTTAATATTGATGCTTTTGTAGTAGGTGGAACTAAAGAAGAGCGTAGGGCGGTTTGGAAGTCCGATGCCACCTATATAATAGCTAACTATGATTTACTGCATCCCAATAGGGACTGGGACGACATGCCCCACGATTGGGATGTCATAATTGCTGATGAAGCAGTTTATTTAAAAAATCCTAAAGCTATGCGAACGAAGAGAGCCTTGAAGTTAAATGCTGAGTATAAGTTTGCTTTATCTGGAATTTATATAGAGAACAGCCTGACCGAGTTTTTCTCTATTATGAGATTTATCCGACCTGAGGTGATTTCTGCCAATGTCCATACCTTTACCAAAAGGTACTGTGAGGTGGATTGGAATGGAAAAGTTATTGGGGTTAAGAAAGATAAACTTCCTGAGCTTCATGCTTTAACTTCTCCGTTTGTTTTGCGTAGGACTAAAATAGAGAAGTTAACAGAACTTCCACCCAAAATTTATACTAGCATACCGTTAGAGATGTCTAAAAAAGAGAAGGCAGCATATGCTACTCTATCTGCGGAGTTTAAGGCGTGGGTGGAGAGTGGCAGTAAGGAAGAGCATAAAACCGTTGGGTCAGCTACCCTAGATGTGCGATATTTTGTCGAAGGCCTTGGCGAGATGTATAAGGAAAATATGCCCAAAACTAAAAGGTTGTGGCTCGATGAGTTATATGAAAACGTAGATAAGTTAGTAGTGTTCACGTTTTTTGAAAAAAGTGCTAGGAAATTAAAAAAGCACTTTGACACTCCTTATTACATCTCAGGACAGGAGAAGAACAATCGCTTTGAAGTAGTTAGAGACTTCAATAAGGCTAAAAAGGGAATCCTTATCTCTACGGATGCAGGGAAGTTTGGATTGGATATGGTGGGAGCGGATACGCTAGTGCATTATGGGTATGTTCATAATCCCGGTACTATGGTTCAGCGTGAGGATAGACTGTGGAGAATGGGTCAAGAAAAAACGGTAAATATTGTATTGCCACATTTAATAGGTACAATAGATGAAGGTATACAAAAGGTTTACAACGCTCGTTTAGCCCAATCCAATATGTTTATGGAGGGGGCAGAACAAATGCAAGAGGTTAAGTTGTCCGTAAAGGACTATGTAAAGTTAATTGACGGTGGAGACTATGACTAAGCACCCTTCGAAACTAGAACTAACTGGAAAATACAAGGCTCTAACCAACTCCTACCCATCTATGATAGTAGTTGAGGGTATAACCTACCCAACTTTAGAACATGCGTTTCAGGCAGCTAAACTTACAGATACAGAAACTAAAGTTTTAATTTCTAAAGCTAAGTTACCTGACGTATCTTCTCTAGTAGGAGAAGGTTTTACCCGGCCTAATTGGAAAGAGATTCAATGGGCTACTATGTATCAGTTAATGACGCTTAAGTTTGAGTCCAACCCAACCCTAGCCTCCCTTCTCCAAGATACTGGAAACCGTCCTTTAGCTTATCCCAAAAAGCATAGGCGGAAACGAAATAAGCTAGAAAGCATCCTTATGAAAGTCAGGGGCGAATTACGTGCCTAAAACAAAAAATCCCGAAGATTACACTAGTCGGGATTTACTGAATTACTGGAATAGCCAGTTCCACGAAATTCAATCTAGGTCCTACGAATCTTTGCGGTGGGGTGGGTTAGACCTGTCAGATTTTAAGACCCTCTTGACAGAACACGATGTTTTTAGTATACTACTAGCAATCAGGCAAGCAGTTAAATCAAACACCATCATCAGTGAATTCCGCAGAAACTTTAGGGATTATGATGTTACTTCTGCTCACCCAAAGCTAGAATGGTTAATCTCCTTTAAGGGAAAAACTAGGGAGAGGAAGCTTTGGGCAGAGTATGAGCATATCTCTAGTAGATGGTTTCCTTCGTCGTCTGATGCTAAAAGACTAAGAGCAATCGAAGAAGAGTTAAAGGAGTGGGCTAAGTGAGTAATCTTTCTTACAGTTATGTGGAAAGCGGGATCGTTCTTAACATCTCATCTTATGCCGATCTAAAAAAGATCAATGTATCTCCAAAACAGTTTGCTGTGTTTGGAGAGGCTCTACAGTTTATCCTAACCGAAATAGATGATACTCGTACAGTTCCATCTAGGTCGGTTCTCTTGGCGAAATATCCCGAGTTGGATAAATCTGCTGCGGATGCGGCTGACGTAAGATTCTTTTCTGCTCAACTAAAACAACAGCTTATGTACCGAACTGCGGTTGCGGCTGCATCCGAATTAGTTCCCCAGATAAAGGGTGACAATCCACAGCAAGCTGTGGAAAAACTGATTCAAGAATTAGAGGCGGTTACCGCTACTGTCGATGAAGACATTGAGTTGTATGACTCAGGTAGCCTACAGAGGCTAGAAGAGTACGCTGAGAGGCTCGCACAGCGCAAGGACAGGTCTTTAGGTATGTTGGGCATACCTACGCCCTTTAAGACCTTAAATAGGCTAGGTGTGGGTTGGATGCCGGGGGAACTCTACTCTCTGTTTGCTAGGCCTACAGTGGGTAAGTCGTTTTTATCTGTTAAGGTAGCAGCAGTTGCTCTCAAGCAGGGGTATAAAACACTTCTAATTTCTACGGAAATGCCTGTAAAAGCTATGTCTATGCGGATGGACGCATTCTTAGGTAAGCTAATGGGGTACGAATTTTCCCTAACTAAGCTGCGAAGAGGGGAAGAGGGACTAGATGTGGGGGCATATGAAAAATTCCTAACAGAGATGAACTCTAATAATTTGTTGTTTCCTCACCATCTTGGGTTCGATGCCTTAAATATTTCGACTATTCGTAATCTAGTGAGAAAATATTCTCCTGATATCTTAGTGGTTGATGGGGTTTATCTACTTAGTGATGATTCTAACAGGGCAAAGTGGGAGCAGAATGATAACCTGTTTAAAGGCTTGAAAAATATTGCTATGGCACATGAGATTCCAGTATTCTGTACCACTCAAGCGGGTAGGGAGGCTGTAGACCTATTCAAGCCCCCTAAGTTGAATCAAGTAGCTAATGGGGATGCTTTAGTACGTGCAAGTGATATAGCGTTTGCTATGTGCAAAGTAGAAGAAGAGGATAATCTGAGATTCTTGTATTACATGAAGCAACGGGATGATGTAGAGATAAAAGATAGAAGTATCATGAAGTGGAATGTGGATGTTGGGGATGTACAGGAGTTAATGCAGGAAGACCTTCAAAAAGAAGTGTTTACTAATGTCAACTTCTAATATCCATATTTATAGTGATGGGTCTTGTAGGGTGAATCCCGGTGGGGTAGGTGGTTGGGGTGTAGTGATTACCGACGCTGATGAGAATATATTGTATACTCTGGCAGGAGGGGTTCCTGATACTACTAACAGTAGAATGGAATTAACTGCGGTTATAGAAGGGTTAGAGTTAGTATATTTACAGTCGTTAAGTAATAACGTCACCTTGTTCTCAGATAGTACATACGTAATAGATAAAACTCAAAAAGATTATCCTCCCTCCCGAAATAGAGATTTATGGGAAAGGTACTTGACATTAAAGCAAAAGATTGGTATACTAGACCTCATTTGGATTCCCGGTCATAAGGGGCATCCTCTACAAGAGATAGCGGATACCTTAGCTACCAATGCCTCTGGAGACTTGAAAGAATGGTTAATAAAAAAACGTCGGGACAGGAAACGGAGGTTCAACTTTATCCATGGGGGCAAATCCTCAACGAAGCCGGGTTCGACACCGAAGACTCTTATGGAGGTATTTCGGGACGAGGAGCCCAACGAGTCTTTAGATGCCCCTTTCATGATGATAGATCGCCCTCTCTCTCCATAAATCTAGAGAGTGGGCAGTGGATATGCTACGTCAATTGTGGGGCAGGAACCCTAGATGCGTTCGTTTCCAGATTTACCGGGTGGTCGCAACTTCAAACTGATATATTTATCCGTAGATTTACGGAGAACATCGAGTTTAGTTTAGCGGATACTTGGCATGAGAAGCGTCAAGAAGATTCCCCCCTAGAAGAAGTTGTCATAGACTATACGAAAGGAGAGGTGCCTAACTGGATTTTTGATAGAGAGTTCACAGCAAAAACTCTGATTGACGCTGAGGCCGGTACAAACGGTCGTGGAGGATTAGTTCTTCCCATCAGAGATGATAGAGGTGTTACAGTAGGTAGTGTGACCCGACAACCTGTCGGGCATGAACCTAAGTACTTATACAGTTTTGGCTTAAAAAAGAGCAAAATCGTTTATGGGCTGTATAATGTAAATGAGTCTAGCTTTGTTTGTCTAACTGAAGGCATACTTGACACATTATGGCTTAAACAACATAACTTCGAATCACTAGCAATACTTGGGGCTTCCTTGTCATATAAGCAAGAGTCCCTCCTCAATTCACTTCATACCTCCGAACTGATCCTATGTTTGGATAATGATGAAACAGGAATCTCCGCTTCACAGCGGATAGCTGCTAAATTATCGAAGCGTAGGTTAGTCAGTTTCGCTAGACTCCCTGAGGGTTATAAAGACATTCAGGAAATCAGGGATGTAAATCTTTTACATTCCGTAATAGCTAACCGAACCGAATTAGGTTTGGTAGGGAGTTTACAATGGTAAGTGGTGGAATTGCAGGAATCAGTAACCGAGCGGATAAGGAAGAGCAAGAACGCTCTTCTCGTCGTGGCCCCGGATCAGAACTGTGGCTATATGATGGTGACATTGCTCAAGTTACTATAGTTCCCTCAGGTGACCCTGAGGATCACCGTATCCAAGACTTTTCTACATATCGTGCAACAGGTATGGGGCGCAATGGAGCGTATACCTATGACGCTATGGCAGAAGGAGTTTCCTCTAGCGGACAGTTTAAGGCCACAGAGGTAGATTCAGGTACTCAGCTTAGGACTAAGTTTGGGGTATGGCTCTACGTAGAGTCTGTGATGCGTAATCCTAATAACACTAAAGCTCTAGCGAAGAATTTTGGTGAGGATACGGTTGCATCATGGTCCACTGAGCAAACCCCTAGTGGAAAGGCCTTCCTCAAGCAAGAGGCAGGTAACTTCCAAATGTGGTCGCAAGGTTTTGGGCGTAGTAAGTATCTATGGAATCAGATTGTAGATATTTATGATGAGGATGGTTCGCTTAACCAGCATAAGGTTCGGATTCGACGAACTGGCAGTGGTCGAGATGACACATCATACTCTATAAAGGCTACTAATGATGAAGGTTATGTGCCTTCTGAGGCGAATGGGCAGACTGCTAGTGAGTTAGTTCGTCCAGTAGATTTCTTCTTGCAAAAGGAGCGGTCTATCGCAGCAGCAATAGAAAAGCGCAATGCTGAGTCACGAACTACTACATTAACCTTGCCCAATGCAACAGAGAAGGAAGAGCATACACCATGGAACGTGAGTTCTTCGGATAATTCAGCCTTCACTACTGATACAGTTGTGGCAAGTCCAGAAGAATCGTTGTTTTAAGGAGAAAAGTTATGGGTTTTATGACCTTTGTGAAAAACCTCCTTGTTAGAAGTGAGGGGTTAGCCTCAGAAAATACGCTAACTGTAGCCAAGCCTAAGGCAAGTGTCAGGCGTAAAGTTACTCCTGATAAGGAAAGATACGTACACGAGGATAGGCGTAAGACTAGGAAGCGAAACGCTAAGGGACAGTTTGTGCGGGACATTCGTAGAAACTTTCAGGCGTAGGTAACGACCAACTACTGTGGAGAGGCAGGTAATACTGCCTCTCCTACTTTTACAGAATTGAGGGTGTAGGTGGATAAAATAATTGTAACTGCTGATTTGTTTGACTCTTCTATTAAGAGTTTAGCTGAATCTGACACGTTATTTTTAGACATCGAAAGTAATGGGTTTCTATTTAACAGGAACACTTTATGTGGAGTAGGGATTTCTACCGCCACTAGTGAGGCGATGTATTTTCCTTTCCGTCATGCCGACCACCCGGAGCCCCTTGATAACTTATCTGCTGATCACCTAGCTACATTACTGTCAACTATAAATAAAGCTAAGGTTCTTGTTGGTTACAATATCAAGTTTGATTTAAAATTTCTAGAATTTGAAAATCCAAACCTGCTAACCATGGAGGACAAGGTTCTTATAGATGTTCTAGTTATGGTACGGCTTACTGAGAAGGCTAAACACGAGAGATTAGACCTTACTCACACCATTGCCCGTGAGTTTGGAGAATCAGCAGCAGAGTATGACAAATCTTGTAAAGAGATAATGAGAAAAAACAAGTGGAATAAAGATTTCTCGTTAGCCCCAATTAGTCTACTTGGGTTTTACTGTTGTGATGATGTGTTGTGGACTCGAAAATTATTCTTTTCTAGAAAAGCTGAAATAGAGGCCACCCAACAAACACAAATTTGGGATCAAAGCATTAAGCTTACGTCTGTTCTGTACCAAATGGAGTACAGGGGAGTTAAAATTGATAGCGAGTATGCTTCCGACGGGGCTAAACGAATTACTGCTAGACAAGAGGCTGTGTTAAAGCGTATCTATGATATAGCAGGGCAAGAATTTAATGTTTCCTCTAATCCTCAACTTGGTAAGGTGTTTGAATCCTTAGGTATCCAGTCTCCTGAGGTAACAGCTAAAGGTAACCCGTCTTGGGGAGAAAAATCGTTAGTTAAAATCGACCACGAGTTGGCGGGTCGAGTACGTGAGTACAGGTCTTTAGGTAAGATGTTAAACACGTATATTGAACCTTTCTCTAGTACAGAGGTTCTTCACTGTACCTACTGTAATTGGGGAACGGTTACAGGTCGTCTATCCTCTAGAAATCCTAACCTACAAAATATTCCTAGGGGGATTATAAATACGGTAGAGCAGAACCTTAATGAGGAAGAAACGAAGGCCCTACAAGGACGCTTAGAGGCTATAATCAAGGCTAACAAGGGTAGGATATCTCTAGACAATCAGGACATCTCTGCATGGGCTTTTGTGGGAGGAGAATCCCTAGTAGAGGGGGACCCCACTAAGTTCTCGATCCGTAAGACCTTCATCCCACGAGAGGGCTATACATTATACGGGTTAGACTATAAGCAAATGGAGGTGTGGGTATTCCTCTCGTACTTTATGAGTCCTGAGGAATTAGTGGCTCTTAAGGAGCAGGGGGTTGACCTCCACGATAATTCGGCTAAAGCCGCTTTTCATGTAGATGAAACGCATGAGGAATGGAAGTTTTATAGGCAAGCAGCTAAGAACCTTTCTTTTGGAATTCTATACGGCCTAGGGTTGGCTAACTTAGCTAATTCCCTAGACTGTACAATCCCAGAGGCTAAGACGTATAAAAATAATTTCTTGGACGGGCTTCCCGGCTCTAAAGAATTTATAAAAAATGTCGTGAAAAAAATCACGTTGACTGGTATGGTTCAAAATAGGTATGGAAGAAAATACTGGATTCCTAAGGACTTTGCTTATGCCGGGATAAACTACCTAGTCCAAGGCACTTCCGCTGATATCATGTCAGAACGAATGATTGCGGTGCATGAGTACCTGAAGGATAAAAAATCCTCATTAATTATGCAGGTGCATGATGAAATCCTATTAGAGGTAGCGACCGGGGAAGAATACATTATAGAGTCCGTAAAGGACTTGATGGAAGAAAACTCCCTAGGGATTTCCTTGCTAGTAGACGTAGAGATACATGATCCATCTTGGGCGCATGTTAGGAGTGTATCAAAAGTAGACGAAGAACAGGAGCCAGAGCCTAATGTTCAAGAGTTATTAAAGGAGATACAAAAACTAAACGTAGATATAGATTATTGGAAAGCTAAGTATGAGTCCATTGAAGAGTTATTAGGATCAGTAGGAGGTACAGATGACTGGGTTTACGAAGACCGATTTGCTAGAGCTTAGGGCTTTTGTGGAGCGGAACAAAGAAGAAAAATTTATAGCTATAGAGCATTCGGTGGTAACTACCATTCTCGCTACCATGGAAAAATTATGGGCTTCTGAAGAATACAGGGACATAATGTGTGAATGTGTGGGGGGATACGGGAAAAAGTTGGTAGCACTAGAGGAAGAAGTTGAGTAGAAGTATACAAATTATCGAGGCATGAAAGATCACTACATAGATAAGGATAGGAATATGCAAATAGATCAGTCACTGGGATTTACCATCAACTTAGGCGACTACAATAATGCTAAGATAGAGGTATCCATCCGAGATATAGATACCGATAAAGACTTAGATACTCAAATGGCAGAAGCTAAGGTAGCTATTAATAAAGCATGGCCTTTAGTACTCTCTGCTGCTGACGCAGAAGTGGTAAAAATAAGGAGTCTGGCTAATGGTTAAGACTAAAACTAAAACAGAGATTCCTCTTATGGATCAACTCCTAAAAGGAATTGATGGTCTTACGGTAGCTTCAGATAAAGATTTTAAATTTGAGCGTATCCCCTTTGGCATCCCCCAGTTAGATAAGCTCACCGGGGGTGGTATTCCCAAGAAGCGATTTACGTTGCTTACCGGCCAACCTAGCGGTGGTAAATCCTATCTTGCTATGAAGGCGGTGGAGTCCGTACAGAAGGCTGGGGGAACGGCTGTTTGGATTGATACTGAGATGTCACTCGATGAGTCTTGGTTCCGCAAGTGTGGTGTTAATCCCGATCTTCTCTTAGCCTCTCAACCAGAGAGTGGTGAAGCAGCCATAGCAATTGCTAGAGAGTGCATGGAGGCAGGGGTAGACTTAGTAGTTATAGATAGTATTGCGGGTATGGTTCCCACAGCGGAGTTGGTGGACTTCGATAAGAATCCTATGGGCTGGTTAGCAAGGTTTATCAACGACTCCTTAAGCCGGTTAATAAGCAGACTAAAGCATGGGTCGGCGTTAATATGTATCAATCAGCAGAGGTCCTCCATTGGGCCAGTTGCTATTAAAGAAATGCCGGGTGGAAAAGGGCAGGTGTATTGGAACCATATGATGTTAGAGGTTCGACGAGCAGGGTGGATTGAGGACAAGAAAACCAAAACCAAAGAGGGTTTCGATATGGAAGTAACCCTTAAGAAGAATAAAACCTCTGCTGACCACTGGAGCAAGGTTGTAGTTCCGTTCAGAGTAGACGGGGGCATTGATATCATGGAGAGTTATATGCGTGAAGGTTTGGCCTATGGGCATATAAAGCAAGCTGGAGCGTGGTATGAGTACCAAGGAAATAAAGTTATGGGGCTTAACGGATTGAAGGCTCTATTGCTAACGGATCAACCTGAATTAGGGGATACCCTTAAGGAACAAGTAGATGCCTCTCAACATTCAACAAGCCCCAACGGAGATGACCCCTCAGGAAGTAAAGATAGCCAATTACTTGAGTGAGTTGGGGCTTAGGTGGGAATCTCAGAGACAAATTGGAAAGTACTTTGTAGATTTTTGGATAGCTGAAATAGGAACTGTGATAGAGGCTGACGGAGTTTACGGACATTTTTCTATAAAAGACCAAGAACGAAATGAGTTTTTATTAGTTAATGGGGTGGACTCTGTGGTACATATAACTGCTGAACATGAGCAAGACATTCGTAGAGATATTGATGTATTTTTGGAAAAGTTGTCTAACGATGTAAAGGATAAAAATTAATGGGTGTGAAAGACATAACTGAAAAGGTAACCAAATCTTGGGATACTAAAGATTTGGGGAGGTTGTTGGTTGAGCAAATCGACAAGCGTTTAGCGCACCCTCAAAAAAGTACAAGTAAAAATAAATTCTTTGTGTCCGCTATAGGGAATCCCTGCGATAGGTATTTGTGGCTACATTACAACGGCATGATCCCGCAAAAATCCATCTCGGCTAATCTTCAAAGGATATTTGGGGTAGGTAGTTCCGCTGAGGATAGGTATACCAAATACTTTGCGGAGATGGTTATAGACAGAGAACAAATTTGTCGTATAGATTATCCTATCATGTTATCGGGTCGAGCGGACTTTGTTTTACATCACGATGGGAAATTTTTTGTAGTAGAGTTGAAAACTATAAATCAACGAGGGTGGGATAACGATCTAGTAAATGGGCCTAAAGTAGAACATTCGACCCAGTTACAGTGTTATCTTAATATGTTAAATTATGATCAGGGGGTAATTCTTTATGAAAATAAGAACTCCCAACAAATAAAAACTTTTGTTGTTAATCGTAATACTGATTTGTGGAATGGTATTTTATCTAGAGGCAGAGCTATAGCAAGTATGGTTTTGCCTCCCCGGCTATCAGAAGTAGCCGCAATTCATTATAACTATTGTGATTGTAAATTAGTTACAGATGAGGAGTTGGGACTTGGCTAAGGTAATTGGGTTACATGGTAAAATGCACACTGGAAAATCTGCTTTAGCCAGATCGTTACAGGAAAAGAATCCTGATTCGGTAATTATGTCTTTCGCAGGAAAATTAAGGGGGGTTTTAGATCACTTAAATATCCCGGTAGAGCGAGAGCCGTTACAAAAATTAGGGCAAGGTTTACGGGATGTTTGTCCAGATGTTTGGGTTCACGCTATCCGAAAGGATGTAGCGGAACATCTAGATAAAGGGACAACAGTAATCTTCGATGATCTTAGATACCCTAATGAATTTGATTTCGTTAAGAGTCACGATGGGCTCCTAGTAAAATTAGTTGCAGATACAAATATTAGGTGGGATAGATACAAGGATTCTAGTAAGTTCGATCCCACCCTCACTAGGGATATGTGGAACTCTAGACAAGAACACATATCAGAAATCCTTTTAGATGATAAGCCTCTTGATTGGACTGTAATTATAGATACCAACGACCTATCCAAAAAGGATATGACTACCGTAGCGGCCACACTAGCCCTTACTATTCAGGCGGTGAAATAATGACAGAAGAAGTATGGACAGTAGAAAAAGGCTATAATAAAGCCAACCAGTATGTTGAGGATATGGAAATACCCTTTATCCAAATTAATAATAATTCTCGTGATGATATCACTTTTGGGAATCTTTCTGAGGCCTCTAACACGGACTTGCAAGAGTATTTGTCGGTATCTGGAGCGTGGTTAGCCTTTGTAGAATTAAATCTAGCCGCACTAGGGGCTAAAAAGGGGGCTTACGAAACCGCCTTTGAGACTGGAATGAAGATAGAGAAAGCTAAGTTAGCTGAGGAATATTTAGCAAAAGGAACTAGAAAACCCACCATTGATGAAATGGAGGGTATAATACTAAGAGACAACAAACGATTAAACGCTAGTATGAAGACCCTGATAGAGATTCGGGCGGCTTACGATAAATTGTTGGGGCGTAAGGAAGCTTTTAAGGGATTATTCAATACTTCTAGTAGAGTTCTTTCAGCACGAAGTCTAGAGGCAGGTAAGTAAGTGACCCATCCTAAAAACTTAGCGAAGGCTTCAAAATGCGGCTGTAGTATATACTCCTTCTTAGAAGATGTGGCTGCAATAGCCGAAGCAGTGTTTGACTTCCACGAACTATGGGAGTTTAATCATGAGGGGTCTTATAAGGGTATTCCAGATCAAACTGTTATGGAGACTCGAATCCCTATGATTAAAGAAGAGGTCAAAGAATGGGAAGAGGCCATAAAAAATTTTAAAAAAGACCCAGCAAACTTTGATGAAGAGGTGGGCGATCTTTTATGGGTAACTATAGGTAATCTGTTGGCTATACAGAACCCGGACAGTAGAACTAGGATTAAGGATTTGGTGATTGCTAAGAACGCCGCCAAAAATAAGGAGCATTACGCCATACGTCGAGACACCAATAAATTGATTTCTATTCATAAGCCTCAAAAATGGATAGGCGCAGAAACTCAGATGCGAGAGGAGTGGGAGAAGCGTGGACTCCTATTAGAGAAGACTTGATTCATACAGGTATAGATTGTAGTTCTAGAGCAGTTCACGCCACCTTGATTGATGATGAGGGAGTTCTTATAGAATCTGTAAAATTTTTGGCTGTAGGTAAAACCGCCGCCGATAGATTTCCAGATATAGCTAAAGGATTGGCTGCTTTGCCCGACATAGTTTATGGGGGTACTGTGGCTATAGAAAAGCCATTATATTTTAAAAATCCACATTCTACCATATCAATATCTGAAGTAGTGGGGGCTGTGAAGGGAATATTAGAAATATCCCATATCCCGTATCGAACAGTGGATAATAGAGTGTGGAAAAAAGAAGTAGTGGGTATGGGTAATGCGTCTAAAGAAGATATAATGAAGTATGCTACTAAACATTTTAGTAGTCAGTTTGTAGAACAGGATTGGGCTGATGCAGCCTGTATAGCGGAATGGAGCAGGATAAATGCCTAGACGAAAGCCGGGGTCTATACGACCTGTAGCAAAGAAGGCTACATTTGTAGTAAAAAATAATATAGATGAAGATGGGAAGCTTGAAAGCAATCAGCCCACCCCCATTGAAAATGTTCCCGAGAGTGTAAACGACTTTAAAAAAGTAGTTTATTGCAATTTTAATAATTGTGCCTTTAATACTCCCATAGATGAGCTAGTTCATACTGAATCCGTGGTTAGAAATGAGTACAATGAAATCAAAGATGCTTGGAAGCCTCTTTTCAAGGAGCGGGTGTGGGATTCAGTTTGTACAAGACGAGAAGTAGTTATCAACAGGGATCGTTCAAAGGTTCCCGGCTGTTTCACCCCACGTACTACGGTATCTGGGCATCTGGATTTTACCAAGTTGATGGGAGAATCTTACACTATAGATGATAATACAGACCCAACCTTTAGAGGCGAAGACTTCGTTAAGGAAAATACCCCGTTTAGTAGTTAAGGAGTTTATGATGAGAGGAAATTGTTTTACCCACCCGTGGTCTAAGTTGTGTTGGGGAGATGCCAGCGCACAAACCTGTTCTCTTGAGAAGAGTTCTGGGGGTACTAAGACTAGAAGTAAGCGTGGAAAGGCGAAAGGTACTGTAAAGGCTGGACCTAAATCCAAGGGTGCTTCATGAATAGAAAATACTCTCAGTCGGTAAAAGATTTTGCCGCTAAAACCTACATCCATGATGATGTAATAATTCCGCAAATCAAAGTGGAAATATTAGAAAAATATGAAGTGGAAGTTCCCGAAGACACATTATATCAATGGTCTAAAGAGCAGGGATGGAAAGAATTACGTAATAAAGCCATTGCTAGGGCTAGAGATAAGATGGTCGAACTAGAGGCAGACCACAGGCGGCTAGATTCTGAAGCACACCTAGAGGAATATAAGAAAATAACCACTAAAGCTTCAGAATCTTTAGGGCTTCTACAATTCGATAGGGCTTCAGATGCCGCTAAAGCTGTAGATATGGCTATAAAGGGCGAACGAACCATTCTAGAGGGGTTGATTTCTCGTAGGTTTATCCAAGGAATCGTAACTATCATTATGGAAGAGGTAGACGATAAAGAGTTACGTCAGCGTCTTGGAACCCGACTCCAAAATTTCCTCTTAGACTTTGAGGACACTAATGGTTAACACGGTTAAAAATGAGAATGCTAAATTATCATGGTCGGAAGCGGTAAACGAACTAGTAACAGACTTAACTAATGATACGACCATTGATGTGCCTAGTACGTTTAAAGAGTTTATACAAGATATTTGGAAGAATAGCTTTCCGTATCCCAAATTATTTAATATTTGGCATGTGGGGTTTATTTGCGATGAATTAGATAAGGCTCTAGATGAAGGGCAAAATTTAATTTGTGTGCTTCCCCGTGGACACTGGAAAAGCACCATCTTAGGGCATGGGTACACTATTTGGCAACTCATGAGAACCAAAGCTTCTTCTAGAAGTTTATTGTACGCCTCTTATAACCATGATATGGTAAGATACCATGTAAGAACTATGAAAGATGAAATTCGGGCAAACCCCCTTTTGGCTAATGAGTGGTTTACAAAAGATTTAGCTAGGGGGGCTGATAACGCTATAAGGTATCAAACAGCCGATGGAGGGATTGTTAGGGTAGAAATGGCTGGAGTAACCCAGTTTAAGCGGGGACTCCATACTAATGCGGGAATGGTGGTAGATGACATTTTGAAAGATGCCAACTCGCCTATTGATCCCGGCGAATTACCTAAAATTAAGGATTTATTTTTTAGGGCTTTGATGCCTATCCCAAACCCCGGAACTCCTACTATAGTAGTGGGAACGCCTATGGCACCGGGAGACTTATTAGCAACTTTGATTGACGATGAGAGTTTTAATAGTATAGTTTTACCCGCCTTTGATCCAGTACCTAACCGCCATGTCTTAGCCCCGCAGATTCGAGATGAGCAATGGTTATTAGCATATAAGAAGAGCAACAGAAGTTCTTTTGCTTCGGAGTATATGCTACAACCGCATTTTGGAACAGATGGGTATTTTACAGAAGCAGAAATTGAGGCTTGCGAAGACGATTCCTTAGTTCCTTATCGACGAACTGTAGATCATGCTGATAAGCTTACAGAAGAGTATGATTGGGTGGTTGCAGGGTATGATGTAGGAAAACGTAGGCATCCATCGCATATTGTAGTATTTGGTAAACGCAAAACGGATGGACATGTGGTACAATTGTATCACGAGTTTATAAGAAATATGTCTTATCAGGCACAGGTTGAGATTCTCAATCAAGTGGCTAATAATTATCAAATTGATAAGGGATATATAGATAACACGGATAGGGCTCTAGAAGAGAGAGGACTGCAAACCGATAATGAGCAGGGCTTAAGCGATAAAGAGAATACGGAACGAGTTCGACACCTAAGAGGGTTAAACAGAAAGTGGGATTTAATGCACTTTAGCCGTAGGTCAAAAAACAACATGGCCACTAAATTTGAACACTACGTAGTTACGGAAAGGCTACATTTATTGCCCGATGCAGTACAGAAAGAACAAATTTTGATAGTCAATAAGGACTTATACGCTGCTGAAACACCAAATGGTCACGGGGACTCTTTTTGGAGTATCGGATTAGCTTGTTTGGCAGCAGATAAATTAGACGGCCCAGCCTCTTATACGGGGGTTGGAGATGCTCAAATTTTTAGTGGGAAATCTGATGAAAATTCTGGGTCAAGACCCGATAATTCAGCGTATAATGACAACATGCCTGTAGATGAAGAGCTTAATGCCGCCCTAGGCAATATTTACGCTAAATCCGTTCAAATGTATGGCGAAGACTCGCTTTAGGAGAATCCCCTGTGACACTTACGATGACCCCTTCTATAACTATACCCACCAATATTCCACATGCCCACGAACATGATCATACTCACGACCACTCTCATCACCGACCTGTTGAACTGTCTCAGGAATTCATAAGTAAATACGAAGCTCAGGAATCCCCTCTTTCTCCTATGGGAACTTTTGTATTTTACCGCACGTATTCTAGATTTTCTAACAAGTTAGGCCGAAGAGAGACATGGATAGAGGCGTGTAAACGAGCAGTCGAATATAATGTAGGATTAGCGTATGACCACATGCTGAAAATTGGTTATACCCCTGACCTAGTGGAATTTAATGCAGAGGCAGAGGCCTTGTTTGATTCCATGTATAACACTAAGCAGTTTGTGAGTGGGAGAACGCTATGGATTGGTGGTGGAGAAAATGCGGTAGCTGAAAAATATCCGTTAGCTAATTACAACTGCTCATTCACAGCTATAGAAAAGTGGGCAGACTTGTCTGACCTATTCTATCTTCTATTAGTTGGTACAGGTGTAGGCTTCAAGTGTACTCCTGAAATGGCTACCTCCCTTCCCCCCATCCGGGCTAATGTAGAGGTATTACACGATCCTTATATCCCGGCCCCTGCGGAACAGCGGCTAGAGACTACTAAATGGATAGATTTAGAGCAGGGATACGCTAAAGTTTACATTGGAGATTCTAAAGAAGGATGGGTTGAAGCCCTTCGCTTATTTTTAGAAATTTTAACCTCTCATGAATATGAGCATATAAAGACTGTAAAGTTTGACTATAATTCTGTTCGTCCCCGTGGGGAGCGACTGAAAACTTTTGGTGGGACTGCCTCAGGCCCAGAACCGTTGATGGAAATGTTTGAGGGATTTCACAAGGTTCTTACAAACCAAATTGACCCTACTTTAGCCCCTCTTGAAAGGGCTTATGCTGGATACTATAAAGTTCGTCCAATCCATATTTTAGATATGGGCAACTTGATCGGTAATAACGTGGTGGTTGGTGGAGTACGCCGAACGGCTGAAATTTTCCTTATGGGTTCTAATGACTACGAATCTTTGTTAGCTAAATACGCTATTAACGGGTTGTGGTCAGAGGAACAGTTTAAGGCCCACGCTATTTTAGGCAAACAGTTAGATGCCTTAGGAGAAAAACCCGTTTGGTGGGATTCTCTACGCTTAGAAGACGGTAAAAATTCTAGAGAGAACTTGGACCATCGGAGGATGTCCAATAACTCCATAGTATTCACAAATCAACCAGATAAAAAATATTTGGATATGGTTTTTGATATGATGAAGTATGAAGGTGAACCCGGCTTCTTTAATGAAGAAGAAGCTTCCCGTAGACGACCTAATGCCATAGGAACGAACCCTTGTGGTGAAATCCTATTAGATAGTCACGGCGTGTGTAACTTAACTACGGTTAATTTATCAGCGTTTGTAGAAGGGGGTGATCTGGACTTAGACGGCTTAGTTGAAGCCCAACGAATGTCGGCTAGAGCGGGCCTTAGAATGACTTTAGTGGACTTAGAGTTACCTGTTTGGAACCAAGTCCAGCAAAGGGATAGATTACTAGGAACGTCGCTTACAGGAGTTAAAGATGCTTTTTCTGCTGTACAATATACTAAGAGACAACAAAATAAGGTACTAGGACTCCTTAAAAAAACTGCGAATGAGGAAGCGGATAAATATGCCTCTCATTTAAGGGTTAATTCTCCTCTGTTAGTAACAACAGTAAAACCAGAGGGAACTTTAAGTCTAGTAGCTGGAGGTGTTTCGGCAGGGATACATATGTCTCACAGCCCATACTACATACGACGAATGCGTATTAGTTCTATTGACCCGCTAGTTCAGGTTATCCGAGAATTAGATTGGTCGATTTCTCCCGAGGTGGGTACACCCGGCGACAGTTATGAAGAGCGTATGAATAATGCTAGAACTCTAGTTATTGACTTCCCCATTAAATCTACTAGTACTGATACTAAGAATAATGTGTCTCTGTCGGATCAAATGGACACTTATTTTCAATTTCAGGAAAACTATACTGACCACAACACATCCATAACTATGACAGTTAAGGAGGATGAGTGGGATTTAGCGAAGGAATTAGCTTGGGATAACTGGGACAAATGGATGGGGGCCTCATTCCTAGCCCACGATGGGGGAACGTATGAATTAGCCCCATATGAAGAAATTACCGAAGAGGAGTATAATAATATTAGTGCGAACTTTAAAGATTTCGACGCTTCTCTACTTTATAAATACGAAAAAGTAGAAATTGAGACAGAACTCATAGACGAAGCGTGTGATTCGGGAGTTTGTCCTATTAGATAGGACGTTAGGAGGCAAGTATGCCAGCGGGAGAACAGTTAAGACAGCGAGCGCAGCAGTTTGCGGTAAAGTTTGATGATGCTATTCATGTGTGGAGAGTTTTAGATACTTGGGATAAATCCTTAGAATCTTTAGGTGCAGAGGATGAAATACCTGATACGCATCAGGCTATGACTTTATTGCCAATGGCTGCAATGATAGAGGTAGTAAGGGCGGCGGAAGAACTAAACTTACTTGAACATATGTTCGGAGGGGTACCCGAAGCAGATTTGGTTGACGCACAAGAACAATTAGCGGTTGCTACTGGAAAAATTGAGACTTTGGAAGAACAATTACAATTTAGCAGGACCGCACCGGCAAAAGATTCTGAAGAATCTCCAGTAGTTAAGGAAGTTCTTTCAGACCAATCTCAGGTTACTCTAGCTGCTATAGAGGCCCTAACAAAAATAACAGGTCAAAGTCATATAGACAAGGTGGCAAATGGCAGGACGATTAACACTTAATGATTTTGCTCCTGAAGCAAGATCACTAGCGCAAAAGGAATATGACCTCAGCAATCTACTCAATACGGTCGGACAACAGGCTTTATTGAATAAAAGCGGGGAAACATATAAGAATCCGACATTTGGTGTAGATCAAGTAGTCAATGTTTGGGTTCAGCAACAAGCTGCCTTTAGACAGCATATGATTCAAGATATTCAGCAGATTTCTCAATCTGTTGAAGAAGTTCGTTCTCCTGTAAACCATATAATTTCTGAAATTTTTAGGCGGGGAGTTTCTTGGCAACCCTTGTTTGCAGTAAAGTGTACCGATTGTGGTACGCAGTACAAAAATAAAATTCCTGCATGTATTAATGAGGATTGTGATTACAAGGATAGTGGGGAAACCCTAGTTGAGCCTGACGATTCTCAGTATAAGCAACTTAAGACCTTTACGAAAAATTGTAACGTATTTGACCAAAGTTTGGAGGACGTTTTAAGGGAATTTTGGTGGGATGTAAACACCATTGATGACGGCTTTATTTATTTTGCTAAAGAATATAAAGACTATGGAGATAAAGTTCGCTCCAAAGTAATTTCCGTAGAGCGATTAAACCCTGCTCTTATAGAGTATGATCTAGACAAATCTACGGGTGTCCCTAAGGGATTACACTACGTCTGCTACATCCACCGGGATGGAGCCGCTTCTGACTTACCTCAATCTTGTGATTCGTGTGGTAAGGCCATGGTTCCCGCCATGTTTACGTACCGATATCGTGGTAAGGAAGTGTATCTCTTAGATTCTGAGGTTCTTCACGTATCTAAATTTATGCCTACCCGAACATATGGGTGGTCACCTGTTCTAACTCTGTTCGATAAAATTCTTACCATTATTGGTATGGATAAGACCCTGTATCGTTATTTCTTTGAACGTAAGATGCCAGCATCCATGATTTTGATATCTACGGATGATCCTGACAGCTTAAGGGCAGAGCGAGAACGGGTAGAGCAGGAAATACGACAGAATCCAGAATATATTCCGATGATTGCGGTTAGTAACGAATCTCAACGTGGAAAAGTTGATATGATTCGATTATTCCACAATTTGCAGGAAATGGATTATCTTCCAGTTAGGCAGGAAATTAGAGAGCGTATTTCGGCTATGTGGGGTGTAACTCCTGCTTGGCAAGGGGCTCCAGAAGGTTTTGGTGGGTTATCTACCCAAACACAGCAACTTGTAGTTATGAGCAGGGTTGTTGAGGGTGACCAAAGAATTTTCCATGAAAAAGTCTTCCCAGTAATGCTGGATATGTTTGGAATTACTGATTGGAAATTAGAACTTCTAACGCCTGAAGAAAAAGCTGAAGCAACTCAGCTACAATTTGTTCAGCAAAAAGTTATGGTAGCTAGTCAGTTGTTGCAAGATGGCTATACCGTAAAATTGAAGTCCATGGATTCTGGAATTATGCACTTGGACTTCGAAATTTCTGGTGAAGGCCTAGGGCCGAAAGAACAAATGGAAATGCAGCAAGAAGCTATGGGTGGAATGGAAGGTATGGATATGGGTATGGAAGGTATGGCTTCAGGAATGGGTGATGCTGAAGAAGGCATGACTGAACCTCCTATTCCTCAAGGTCAGCCCGGTTTAGGTGGGGCAGGTAGGGATCAAACAGGACAGCAAGATTCTGGTGTGCCAACTATGCAACCTAACATTCAAAATGCGTTCCGCAATAATTATAACGGCACTAAGACTATGGTTAAACAAGTCATAGATCATGGACATATCCCAGATATCCAAGATGTAACTAATGATATGGGTAAAATGTGGTTTAAGTCTGGTGGAGATAGTTACGTTGCTTCGTTTAATAAAACTGGAGATTTAATGGGGATTGAAACCGCCCATTTTCCTAAGGCTCCAGAAGACAGAGCAATAAATAGGCAGAAGAATGCCATATATAATCCCGATAAATTAGATATGGACGGTCTGGATGACCTCTAAAAAGTTAGCACAACTTAAAGCCTTCCTATTTAAAGAGGGAGGAGGTGGAGGTGCTGGCGGAGGTGGAGGTGCTGGCGGAAACGGGGGAGGGTTCGCAGGAACCGCCTTTACCGTAGAGTCCTCAGGGTTTACTCCTACGTATGGTGGAGGAGGCCAAAAACGTAAGAAAAAGAAGGATTCAGAGTCCGTTAAAAAGGAAGATTCTTCTACTAGTTTTGCGGAAGAACTTCTTCAGTATGCTATTGAAAAGTCTATAGAACTAAATAAAGGGGTAGTTGGGCATAAAGATATGCGTAACACCGATTTAAAGCAAACTTCCCACAGCGGAGACAATACTGGATACACTCGCCATGCAGATATCGGCAGAAAAACCCAATACAAAGTATTAAGGCCCCCCGAAATACCCTTCCAGCATGATGCTGTTTTGAACTGGGAAGATGTTTTTCAAAAAAATCTAGAGGAGGAATTAACCATTACCTCAAAAGTCCTGATTAGGGACTCAGAGGATAAAGTTTTAATTCTAAAAGATCGTTGGTCGGATTGGTGGGACTTACCGGGTGGTCATATTCACGATGACGAAACTCCAGAAGAGGGATTACTTCGAGAAGTTAAAGAAGAAACTGGTATGTCCCTTAATGAGGCCAACTTGGTTTTGGGTCGAGAGGTTAAAACTGATATCGGGGATAAGCTAGGGCTATTCTTCGTGTCATATCTTCCTATTGAAGCTCCCCGGCCTCTTCTAAGTGAGGAACATATAGATTATGCTTGGATCAAAATGGAGGACACTTATTACTTTAATTTAGGTGTTTGGTCGCCTATTATCCGGTATATTCTACGATTTATGTTTGAGGGGGATCACGGAGAGGATAATCCTTACGTAGAAGTTCAATCCGAAGCGTTGTCTGGGCTAGATAAAGCGTTGGTAGTACATGCTGCCGATAATGGGGATAAAACAGCCGTAGCTTCAGATGGAGTGTACTTAGTAAAAAGTAATGGTCAAGTTTACAAGCGACAAGAGGCATGGCCCGCTTCTGAAGAAGACGGGGACTTGCTCAACATCGAAGAAGATGATTTTTTAAAATTTTTAAAAAATATTAAAGGTACAGAGATACCCACAGAATTCTATAAACCCCTGATTCAAGAACACGCTAATATAATTAACAAGCCTTTAGCGGTGCTTAGGAAGCCAGCCGAAGCTTATGACGTTTTAACTCCCCCCGATCCGTCGTCCCCCGAAATTTTACAGGAATTAGAACAAATTCAAAGCCTTCAAAGACAGTACTCTGATACAGATAAAGCTAGATTGACTGAACAGGTAAATAAATCAGATAAAACCCTTCCTAGATTATTTTTTGAATACGGGCGGAATCACGGCTTGGATATAGACCAATATGAAAACGCATTAGAAGCTATACTAGAAGATGTGAATAGTATAGTTATGGATAAAAAGTACTCCTTTAAGTTCCCCCGACCATGGCAGTATCAAATGGGTGAGCCTATTATAATGACTTCTGCTATTCGTCCCTCTATAGATTCTCCTTCATATCCGTCAGGGCATTCCGCTCAAGCTTTTGTGACTTCTACCGTTTTAGGTAATGTCTATCCTGACCACCGAGAAAATTTTGAAAAAATTGCGGAGTCTATAGGGGTAAATAGGGTAAAAGCTGGTTGGCACTTTCCACTAGACCATGTAGCAGGTAAAAAATTAGGCCTAGCTATCGCCAATGATTTGCCATCAGCTATGGGTCTAGAAAAAGATAGGGTTTACTTAAAACCGGGTCAAGAGGCTCCCGAAGGAGTAAAAGTAGAAACTGGCCCTATGGGGGGACACTTTTATGATGAGGAAGTTCGGGGTACCGAAGCAGAGTTTGAGGGATCGGACAGGGGAGAGGCTTTTAGAGAGGGGGATTGGCAAAGAGCGATGGAGCGAGCTAACCAGCCCGATATAGAAGGGCGTGAGGCAGGTAAAACTGAGGACTTTAAAAACGCCATAAATGCTCCCCGGAAAGACCGCTTTGACGCAATATTGGATGCTATGGGTGCCACAGCAGACGAACCTAAAGTCGCCGGTGTAACAGACTTTTCCCGTGATGTTGAGGATGACGAACGTGATCCTTATGAGGACTTTACTCCTGAAGACGAGGAGTACTTAGTTCCTTGGCTTGAAGGCTCCCTAATAGGAGAGGCTATAAGTTTACAATACGCTGCTGCTGAGTTGTTCTCTAGTTCTAGAGAAAGAGTAGATAAGGTTAGCGAGCATTTTAAAATGGGCTCCAGCTTATACGGTGGGACTAAAGATGTTGGACACTATACTCAAGATCATCTTGTAGCTCAGGCTGGAGAGTATTTAGGAGAAGTTTACGCTAATACTCAAAGAGGTCTTGCAGAACGGGGGGTCGAAACAATAAAACTGTATAGGGGGGTTAACACTCAGGGACAAAAGGCGGTAAAAGCTGGTCAACGAGTAGCTATGAAAGATATCCCGTTATCCTCATGGACTGCCGATCCATCGACAGGTATGGGTTTCGGAGATACTGTGGTGTCTCGAACTTTTCACGCTGGAGATATAGTAGCCTCCTGCCTAGATAAATTACCTATGGGAGAATTTGAATTTATGGTGCATACCCCAGATGTAGGGTTTGAAGGCACCATTGAGAATGTGGAGAATAAACCGTCCTATATCTCCCCTTATAACAAGCCAAACACAGCACCTAAACCATCAGCCGTAACGCCTCCTGTGGATGCTGCTGCCCCCGATGCACCTCCGCCACCAGTGCAGCAGGCTGACGTTGCTGCTAGGGGGGCTGGGGATGTTGAGCCTATGCGTGTATTCCACGGGTCAGATGCAGAGTTCAACATTGCTGACATAGAGCCTGCTCGTCAAACAGACGAGGGTGGGTTAGGCGAGGGTATTTATGTCTCAAACAGGCAAGATGTCGCAGAGTATTATGGCAGGAATGTCCAAGAGACAACCTTGCAGCCGAAGAACCCTTTGATTCTCGATCCAGAGGATTTCAATTCTGCTATGCGTGAACCGCCTGAACTTATAGATGATTTGGCTGAAGGTAGAGTTGATAGCATCCTCGTAGGCGAGGACATGATGCCGTTCGATGTGCGGATTGGAGGTAAGTGGCATCAGGTTCGTGATGGTCAGAGCCTTGAGGAGATTGGTGCTCTTGCTAGAGAAGCTGGTCACGACGTAGTTATTGCTAATAATCTTCGTGGAAGCACACCGAATGAGATTCTTGTTCTCGACAGGAGTGCGTTAGACACTCCTGCCGCCGAGGCTGATCCAGAGTAATGGAGTATAATTATGGAAGTAATTGATTTCACGGAGAATCCCGAAAACCTTGATTGGTTACGAAATACGAAAATCAGGACTGAGCCTAATGAAAGAGAGGAAGAAACTCCCAATGGAGAATCGGGCGAAATGTCCGAAATGCCAAGGACCCCTAATTCCTAGCCGCAAAGACGAAGATAAGTGTTTGCAGTGTGGGTATGTGGTGTTTAAAACAACTCTTAGAACGGTGAGGTAGAGATGCTCATTATAGAACAAGAAAAGAAAGACTGGTTGTTGGGTCAAGTCCTACATGGCAAACCCAATTGGACAGAAATAGCACAGCAGTATGAGGAAATTTTCGGGGAACGACGGCACAGGTCAACGATACGTCGGTGGGCGCACACGCTTTTGAGAGAGGAGCGTATCTTTGAACTTCATGGTGATGAGGGCTTACTTAAGGACGAAGTAAATACCAAAAGGGCCAAGCTAGAAAGCACTCATTTTAAGAAGCGTGTCAGCGAGTTAGTTAACAAACAACTTTCCCACGAAAATATTGTAGATGTTATTAAAGACTCTACACGAGCGTTACCTCCAATAAAGATACGTTCTTACCCCAACCCTAAAACAAGTTCGGTTAGTCCTATTGTAGCCGTGGCTCCACTAACAGACCTCCACATCGGAGAATTTATAGACTCCGATCAAATGGGGGGCATGAATGAATACAACTTCGAAATATTCTCTCGAAGACTTAGTGGTTGGACTAATCAAGTGTTGGATTTGGTTAGTCTTAGGAGAAGCTCGACCCAAATTCCCACCCTTAAAGTCCCTATGCTTGGCGATATGGTGTCGGGCGAAATTCACGAAGAGTTAGTCCGAAGTAACCTAGACAACATTGTTATGACTATGGCTCGTGGGGCGTATATTACGGCTCAATCTATGCTGACTTTAGCCGAGCATTTTGAGGAAGTTCACATAGATGCCGTTGTTGGTAATCACCAACGCCTTAGGAAAGAAATTTATTACAAGGATAAGTATGTTGGATGGGACTTTCTGTTCTACCAATGGGTTGCGGCATTCTGCAAAAACCAGACTAATATTAAGTTTACTATCCCCAAAACTTTCTATCAACTAATAGATGTAGCCGGGTGGGATGTATTGATTCACCATGGAGATGCCATGCGTGGTTCTTCCATGCAGACGAAAGTTCATTCCCTACGACAGGCTCTACAGCCTCAGGGTAAGGCTTTTCAATACATGTTTATGGGACATTACCATCATGTAGAAGAACATGATATTGGAACTGGTACTGCCTTGATGTGCGGGTGTATGAAAGGCACAGATGAGTACGCCTTCTTACATGGATTAGCCTCTAGAGCTACACATGTGTTGACGTTCTTTCACCCAAAACATGGGATGATTAGTAGGGATACTATTTATCTAGAAAGATACGATGAACAGCCAAGTACCTTTAATGACTATGTACCTAGTATTTGGGCAGACCTTATTCAATAGATACTAGTATAATATCATTAGGGGGATATGTCTTATGCCAGTTTCTAGAGCCGCTCGTAGACGAATTAAAATTAAATTAAATAAAGCTATAAGAGATGGTATTCAGAAAAATGGTAGGCGTATATTTGACCAGTCACAAATGCGACCGGGCATCCCCTATGATACTGGAAATCTACAAAGTACTGGACAATTCCAACCAAAGAAAGATGGTTGGATGTTAAAATATGGGGGCAATATCTCCAAGTCGATATCTGGCAAGGGGGCTCCTTATGCCGCTAGACTCCATGAGGGTACTAGCGGGGAACGGATACGGGTTCAGCCGTACACAAGAATTAAACTTGTTCCAAGAACACCGGGGGGAGCAAAAAAGCGGGGACGGAATAAATTTAAAAGGACAGAACAGAAGGTTTCTGGATACGTGATGACCCCTAAACGTCGAGCAGCAAGACCTTGGGTACGGACAGCCGTTACCACCAAAATAACGTATTTGATCGAAGACTTATCCGAGGCGTTACAAAAACAATTTAGAGCTAGGGGAGGTTCTATAAAAAGAGGAGGGAAGTAAAGTGCCTAGCAAACAAGAAATACAAAACATCATAGACAATGTTACTCCATTTCAGGAATATGTTATGCGAGGGGCATCTCGCATGGTAGGACAAACTCTAGATCAATTAGAGTCCTCTATGCCAGAAGGAAAACAACTAGAAAAGGTGAAGCAGCTAATAGAAGATATTCTATACGAATATAGAGATGCTCTTCTGCGAGCCACAGTTGAACTAGATATTCAAAATAAACAAAAGTAAAGCAAGAGGTTAAGTATGTACACATCTGTCAGGTATAGAGATGGAGAAGTAGTAAAGCAAGAGGAAACTCAAAGTTTATATGAAGGATTAGGTGTTAACCACAGACAACTTTTCCTATATGGAACTATTGTGGGGCCACTAGATAGAGTCGATAACTGGAATCCCGGCTTTATCGCAGACAGTATAATAGCATTGAGTTTAGAAGACCCGACAAAGCCAATTGTTTTACATATTGACTCACCGGGTGGTTCGATTAGGGATGGGTTGCGACTTATAGATATAATGAAGACGGTTGAAGCTCCTGTTTGGACAGTAGGTTCAGCTTGCTATAGTATGGGGGCAATAATTTTGGCTGCGGGGGAACCGGGGCATAGGTATATCTACCCTAATGGTCATACTATGCTCCATTTGCCTTCTGGAACAACTAGAGGGGACGCTAAACAGATAGAGTTGCAGAGCAAAGAAATGCAAAAAATTAAAAAAATTCTAGTAGGCCTTATAAAAAAGTGGGGCGTTAGTAAAGAAGAGCGAGTTATAACGAGAGACATAGATAGGGAATTCTATCTAAATGCTGAAGAAACTATAGAATACGGATTGGCGGATAAAATAGTTACGCAGAACGTGTTTGCCGGGGCTGAGTAGCCCCAGAGGATTAATGAACGAGTTTACTTTGCTTCGGGTATGTAAAGAGATGGATAAGTATACTGTTACGTCCGCTGAGATGATAGACTTAGCTAAGGATGTAGCTAGTAGAACTTTAGCTTTTCCCGAAGGCAATGATTTTAAGTCCTCAAAGCATTTTGTACGCAAAATGGCCTCCTTCATGTCTATAGATGAACCCTTGTTCACTAAGGCGTACCCTAAAGGTGATCACAACTACTTCGCTAAAGCATTAGAGGCGATAACCACCGAAGAGGAAATTCCTGAAGAGGAAATTTTAGAAAAAAGTGCTTACATAGATTTTTCTGATGTAGAGGATGGGCAACTCTTAAACTTATCAAAGGCCGCTCCATCCGCTGGCATGACTACCAAGGGCAGTATAACTGGCGCAATCAATGAGTATGAAAGATTATTCAAAGCAGGCTTTGCCTCTGATGGAGAAATCCTTACCCTGTCGAGATTTTACCCACTGAATAAAGAGTACGCCAAATTAGCGGGTAACATTTTAGAAGATCGTGACCCTATGATTGTAGGTGGCCCCGCTTCTGTAGAAGTGGTAGATAGGGAAGGTCACCTAATTACTATGGAGGCTATGGATAAAGCCTTTAAGAAGTTTATGGGCAATATACGAACTCGAAATGCTATGGTATTGCATTCGGACGTTCAAGTTGGGTGGGCCTTACCTGCGTACATAAATAAGGCAGGACAAATTTTTAAAAGTGGAGTAAATGGTACACATTTATTCTTCATAACGGAAATGCGTAACGATACTAAAATTGCGGAGCGAGTCCGTGATCAGGTCAAAGAAGGCCGAATCAGAAGTTACTCAATTGCCGGGTCTGCCCTTGATACCGATCAAACCCTAACTAGGGGGAAAGACGGTAAAGACACTATAGTAACTAAGGTAACTGAATTAGAGTTGGCTGAAGTTACGGTATGTGAAAAAGGAGTCAACGAAGGAGCCCACTTTAATTTACTTAAAGCCCATGGGTCTGAAACCTCTGGTACATGTATAGATGGCAGTTGCCTGATTACATTAGAGAAGGAACAAGCTGGCCCCGGATCAGGTGTTCCTAACGGAGCAGATACCGGAGGTAATTACAATCCTTTTTATGGGGGATTCGACCCTGATAAAGATTTGCCTAAAGCAGGTGCTTTAGTGGAAACCTTTTCTATGGATAATACTACTCAAGGTAGTATGTCCCCCGGCTTAGAGTCTTACTCAGAGTATAATGAAGATAAGACTGAAGAAATTACAGACTATTCTAACCGAAGGGAGGTTATTAAAATGTTCAAGGTACAGGGTTCTTCTGAGGAGAAGAAACTCGTGAGGGAAAATCAGGCCGAGTCTTCTTTGGACAAACTCAAGAGGCACACTGACGGCCCTCCGAAATCTGATTCCTTTGCTACGGATAAAGGAACCCTATCAGAAATTTTTGATACTCCCGAAGAAATCTTAGCTGAAACTAAGAAACTCCGAGAGAAGTATGGATGGCCTAAAATGACCACTGCCCTAAACGAACTTCAGGATATGTCTAACAACCCTCCAGCTAGAGGTACATGGCAGCGTGGCACCGCTGTAACAACGGCGGGCGAAGATGCTCAGACTCTAGACATAACTAAAGCCAAGGACTGTGGGTGTAATTAATGCGGTTACTGTCGGAACTTTTTCCTAATTTTGTAAAAAAATCTCAAATCGAAAGGCTTGATGAAGGGCCTTTTGGTGCAGGGGTAATGAAAGCTAGGAAGTATTTGAAGCCCGGTGAAGAGGCTCCTCAAGGTGTTAAAGTACAAACT